ACCTAAACGCGCACACGCCTGATACTGATGTCGTGGGTGGTGGCTGGACGGATAATTCTGGAAATGTAAAGCTCGACGGCTCAGGTGGCCTTTATATAACCGCTGCAAACAGTGGAGCTATAATTGACGCCGGAACAACAGATCAGTGGATAACGGCAAACTGGAATAGTGGTGGCGCTGATAATCGTTATTCCATTATGGCGCGTAATAATAATGTTTTAGCCAACGCTTCTGAAACAAACTATAACTTTAATCACCGGGTTGGTGATCCAAGCATATACATAGATAGAATTGTTAATAATTCATGGACAACACTTGCCAGCGACGTAGTAACAAGCTGGAATACAAGCGCAACCTATACGCATGAAATCAGCGTTAACGGTTCAAGCATTGAGTGGAAGATTAATGGCACTTCATATCTGACAGCAACGGATAGCGGCATAACGACAGGAACAAGAGCAGGTTTTCATCATAATTTACACGCCAATAATAATGGCAGATTTTATGATTTTCAAGTTGATGATGCTGCAAGTGGCGGCGGGGTACTTCAGGTATCAGGTTCAGAGTCTTGCGCCTCATCTGGATCAGGAAGTTCAATACTTGGGTTACCAGTATCGGGCTCAGAGTCGTGTACTTCCGCCGGTTCTGCAGTCAATGCCATAAAACTAGCCAGTGTATCTGGATCTGAATCAAGTACTTCAAGTGCAGCGGTATCAAGCGCGATAAAGATTGCATCTGTTTCGGGTGCGGAATCCAGTACTTCAAGCTCCGGTGTCGCGTCTGCATTAAAAACGTGCAAAGTGACTGGGTTAGAGTCGTGCATATCTTCGGGCGATGCTACTTATACCGGCGCAACAATATTTAATGTGTCTGGCGGCGATTCTTGCACTACGTCTGCGGGGATTGCGGCGGGTACAAAAGTCTGCCGGGTGGGTGGTGCTGAATCATGCGCTACATCCGGCGTTTCATCGGGTAAAACGGTAGTTCCTGTATCTGGGGCGGAGTCAGGTACATCATCATCAAGTTCCGCTGTAGTGAGCCTTATAGCGCGAATTAATGGGGGCGATTCAGGAACATCAAGCGCAACTACCGCTACCGTATTAAAGACATTATTAGTCACTGCCGGAATTGCAAGCTCAAGTTCTGCAGTAGCATTAATACCTGTTGCGACTTCATCAATAAAAAGAACGTCGGTCTTCATTGCCGCTATTCCAGTTACAACCGTACAGGTGTCAGGCGTTAGAAGTACGACTGTTTCAGTATCAGGGTTAAACAATACATCCGTTACTGTGCCGGGTAAGAAAATTACAACAACACGGGTTTAATTCAACCAATAAGGATTTGCAATGACTGGAAATGATAATGAGGTATTTAAGTATTTGGCATGGCTATTGTCAGTTCCTATTGCATGGGTATGGAGAGAGATACGCAGAATGGAAAAAGAATCAAAGCAAAGGGATAACTATAATCAAGAAACTATCCTGGTGCTTAAAGAAGATCATACCAGTCATAAGCTGCGTATTGCGGGCGGATATCTGGATAAGGATGAAGTAAAAGAATTCATTCGAGAAGCCATTGAGCCTATTCGCAAAGATATAGGCCGCATTGATACCAATACGCGCGAGATATTTAATAGTATTGATTCAATCAAGGATACGATACATAAATGATCATCACTCATAACCATTTGCCGAAAAAATGCTACTCGGATAAATATGGGTTTGTTAAGGACATTACGCGTGTTGATGGGGCCATTATTCATTATATTAGTGCCGTGAATGTACTTCCTGATGACCCGTACAATATGGGCGCTATCCGCAAGATCTTTGAAGATTACAAGGTATCAGCCCATTACTTGATTGATCGGGATGGTGAAGTCATTGAACTGGTTCCATTGCCGCATAGAGCCTTTCACGCGGGTAAGTCAATCATGGATGGCCGCATGTTTTGTAACAGCTTTACTGTCGGCATTGAACTGGTTGGCGGTAAATGGGAGGCATACCCGGATGATCAGCTGAATTCATTGTATATCCTATTAAAGTATTTAATGAATAAGTATGGATTTTCGATTGATAAGATCCGGGGCCATGATGCTGTTCGTGAGGAATGGAATAACACTTCACACGTAAGGAATGCGCCAGTTAAAGAAGATCCAGGGCCATTGTTTCCATGGGATGAATTAAGAGAGAGGCTTTCATGAAAAAATTATCAGAATCAAAAACACTAAAATTCAATGTCATTATGGGTGGTATTCAAGCGTTGAATGGCAGTATCAGTTTACTGGCGCCATTAATGCCAGTTGAAACCTTTGCCGTTGTTACGGTCTTGATTGGCGTTATTCATGCAATGGGTGGCGCGTATCTGAGAACAATTACCAGTGAGCCGATTTCAAAATGATTAAGTACATGCTTGGTCGCTTCCCGGTACTGGGTAGTCTATTCACCTTATGGCCGTGGTTGCTTGCCATTGCGATAGCTTCATTTTCATTCGGTGCATATCTGTCATATCAGTATGTTTCTGGTCAATATGCGAAAGCTGAAATTGATGCGGTGAATAAGGCACTGGATAAATACAAGAAACAAAGCGCGCATAACAGGAAAGTTGAAATAAGATACATCAAGGTGCAGGGAGAAGCGCGCAAAGTTGATCGAGTCATAGAAAAAAAGGTCCACGTTTATGAAAAAAATAACCCTGACATTGCTAATCGTGAGTGCCTTAATGCTTCAGGCTTGCAATTGGCGCGTGAAATCCTTACCGGAGCCAGAAATATCAGCATCACTACTGATAAAAAGGGATCGGGCGCTTCCGGTACCAATTGACGGAACGAATAAAGCGATTATCCGAAATTATAGGGATATAGCCAGGATACATACTGAGGTCGTCAATCAGCTTAATGCGTTGATTGATACAGTTAATAAAAAATAAAGGGGCTGCCTGTGTCTGTTATTAAAATCGATAAGTTTCTTGGCTCGTTTCCGGGGATGTCAAAAAGACTCTTGAGTAAGTACAATTCCGGTTCAGCCATTGATTGTAGGCTAACAAGTGGAGATCTCAAGCCTTTAGATGGTATGACAGTTGAATGGACGCCGACAAAAGTGGGTGCCATAAAAACGATTTATAAATTTGCTAATTCATTCTGGTTTCACTGGACAACCGATGTCGATGTTGTTCGAAGTCCCATTATTTCAGATACCCAGGAAAGAACATATTTTACCGGGGATGGTGTTCCAAAGGTAACGGATGCAACCATAGCGACCAGTGGAGTCGGGACTGATTACCCTAATAACTCCTTTACGCTCGGTGTTCCTGCACCTGCGGCGGCTGCTACATTGGCCCTTGTTGGTACTCCTGCGACCGATCCTGCTGACAATGTAAGCAGGGCATATGTTTATACTTATGTGACTCCATGGGGCGAGGAAGGCCCTCCGTCGCCTGTGTCGGCTGTTGTTGATGTTGGTCCACTTCAAACGGTTGATCTTTCATTGATGTCAGTCTCTCCGGGGGGTAGTTATAACCTGGGCGCAAGTGCTGTTAAGCGCATATACCGGGCGATAACCGGAAGCTCCGGAACTGCATATTTGTTTGTTGCTGAAATACCTATCGCAAATACATCATTCTCTGATGTCATTATGGATACGTCTTTAGGTGAAGCCATTCAAAGCACTGATTGGGATGCGCCTCCTGCAAATATGGCAGGAATAACAATCATGCCTAATGGTATCGGTGTCGGCTTTTCTGGAAAGGAATTGTGTATTTCTGTTAATTATCAGCTTCACGCTTGGCCTATCAACTACCGGCTTGCAACTGATTATCCGATTGTTGGTTTATCTGCATTCGGCAATAGTCTTTTGGTGGCAACAACCGGCAATCCTTATATCGCTATTGGTACTGATGGATCAAGTATGACGCTGGTTAAGTTGGAGCTAAACCAAGCATGTGTGAGTAAGCGCGGTATTGTTGATCTTGGTGATGTCGCTGTATATCCGTCGCCTGATGGATTGGTTGCTGTTTCTACGGGTGGCGTTAGGCTTGCTACTGAAGGTGTTATTGATCGTACATTTTGGGATGCTTTTAGTCCGGATACAATGCAAGGATATATGGTGGATGGCAAGTATGTTGGGTTTTATGACACAGGCACCATACAAGGCGGCTTTATATTTGATCCGAGTAGTTCAGACAATCCTTTTACCTTTCTTACTGCGTATGCAGACGCGGGCTTTAATAATTTAATTGAAGACATTCTTTATCTTCAGGTCGGGGCCGATATCGTTAAGTTTGACGATGACACTGCTAATCCACTTACTTATTCATGGGCGTCGAAAAAGTTTATCACACCCAAGCCCATAAACATGGGTGCGGCCCGCGTTCTTAGTAATGTACAATTCGGCGGAACACTCGATTTCACATTATCTATAGATGGTGTTATTCAGCATACGCAAGCCATTGTTGACTCTGAGCCATTTAGACTTCCATCTGGATACCTTGGGAAAAAGATTGTATTTAGTTTAGCTGGAACAGCCAGGGTTGAAGAAATCACTGTAGCTGAAACAATGGCCGAGCTTCAAATGACATGAGTAAAATTAACTTACCTAATATTCCGGCAATTACCGAGCATGTTAGTAAAAATTCAAAGCCTGCCCTGGATGCATTGAAGGAAATTGTTGAAACAGGACAGGGCAAGCGTGACCCTTATAATCGCTATATTACACTGCAAGAATTAGTTGATGGTAATATTGCGGTTGTTCAGGGTGGTGGTGGTCCGGGTAGAAATGGATCATATACACCGGTTGTTCCTCCATCACCAAGTACAAATTCCACTATACCGCCAGCTATTACCGGGCTCACTGCTTCGGGTGCATTAACGCATATTATTTTAAGTTGGACTGATACCGGGTTTAGCTTGAGAGCATTCACAGAAATATGGCGCTCAACGTCGAATGATCTCGGTACCGCAGTCATGGTGGGTACATCGCAGTCTTCTGTTTTCGCTGATGGCAATGTAACGGTTGGCGCAACTTATTACTATTGGGTTCGTGATGTCTCAACATCCAATATAAACGGGCCTTTTAATGCGGTTGCAGGCGTTTCTGGATCAACTGCGCCTGATATCCCTTATATTATTGGCATGCTTAACGGGCAGATATCATCGTCTGAACTGGCTGCAGCACTTTCATCACGCATTGACTTGATTGATGCTCCCACTACCGGCCTTGTTGACCAGAATGCTGCTAATGCTTCTGCTCTTGTAGCTCAAGCAAATGATATTGCGAATAACGCTGCGGGAATACTATCTAACCAAGCGGCAATAACATCATTGTCAGTGTCGTCGAGTGCAGGCGCAAATATAGATCCAGAGCCTAATTCGTTGTGGGAGTTTGAAAACTCACTGGATGGCTGGACAGCTTTCAACGCTACGCTTGCGACAAATACCTATTATATGAGAGCAACCGGAAGCGCGGCAGATCCGCAAATAGTTTCACCTTCAGGATTGACAGTGAATGGGGGGCTTTATCCTCAAGTCGTTGTCAGGGCAAGAAGGATATCCGGTACCGGGTGGGATGGAGCCTGTTATTTCACAACTGCAGGTCATGGCTTCAATGGAAGCTACAGAAAGGATATTTCAAAGCCTGCTAATTTTGATGCTGGTGGCTGGGAGATACTTTCTTTTGATATGGAAAGTTTGACCGTCGGCGGTAATGACTGGATGAGTAACACCATCACGGGATTACGGCTTGATATCGGTGTTGATGCTTTAGACGTTATTGAGATTGACTGGGTGGCAATAGCGCGATATAGCCCTCCTGCGTCATCTGCCGCTCTTAATGCCCTGGACGTAAGGGTAACAAATAACGCGGCCGGGGTATCGGCGAATGCGGTAGAAGTAACCACGTTAAAATCTACAGTGAATGATCCGACAACCGGTGTCGCTGCAAATGCATCTGCGATAGGGGTGCTTGATACAGCCGTTACAAGTGCTAATGGTAATATATCTGTTAATTCAAGCGATATTAGCTCACTGAAAGCAACTGTTGACGACCCGACAACCGGTGTAAATGCAAATGCAAGCGGGCTGACTGCACTAAATGTCGTGGTAGCAACCAATCAAAGTGGCATTTCTGCAAATGCGTCGGAGATTACCAGTTTAAAATCCACGGTCAATGACCCGACAACCGGTGTAAATGCAAATGCAAGCGGGCTGACTGCACTAAATGCCGTGGTAGTAACCAATCAAAGTGGCATTTCTGCAAATGCGTCGGAGATTACCAGTTTAAAATCTACAGTGAATGATCCGACAACCGGTGTCGCTGCAAATGCATCCGCGATAGGGGTGCTTGATACAGCTGTTACAAGTGCCAATGGTAATATATCTGTTAATTCAAGCGATATTAGCTTACTGAAAGCAACTGTTGACGACCCGACAACCGGTGTGAATGCCAATGCTGCGGCCGCGACCAGTCTTGATGCAAGAGTAACTTCCAATGAAGGCGTTTTAACAAGCCATGCAAGTAGCATCACAACCTTAAATAGCTCTGTTGGAAGTAACAGTACGTCGATATCAACAAACCTATCAAGCATTAATGGCATCCAGGGTAAGTACACTGTCAAGATAGATAATAATGGATATATTGCCGGTTATGGATTGATATCAACTAATAATAACGGAACACCAACAAGCGCATTTATTGCCAAAGTCGGCACGTTTGCTATCGGTGATGTCGGCGTTACAACAAATTACCCATTTATAGTTAATGGTGGCGTGGTCTACATGAAAAACGCCATGATTCAGGACGCCGCAATAGTTAATGCCAAGATCGGTAACCTTGCTGTTGATAATGCAAAGATTGCAAGCCTCGATGCCGCGAAAATAAACACAGGCTATTTAGCTTCCGCCAGAATAGCGGCGAACACAATAACCGCTCAACAAATTACCGTCAATTCACTCGGCGCAATATCTGCGGCCCTGGGTACCATTTCATCGGGAAATATAACACTAAACACTGGAAGTTGGATTAAAGGCGGGCAGTCTGCCTACAACACAGGAACAGGCTTCTTCCTTGGTTATGATGGTGCTGCATATAAGTTCTCTATTGGCAATGCTACAACAAATAATTCATTGACATGGGATGGATCAACATTAAGGATTCGTGGTGATCTTGCATTAAAGAATTACAGTGTTTCGGGTGGGGCTAGTAAATTAATAATAAGTAATGATGGCACCAAAACCGTCACAATACCCGAGGGAAGCACATCAACTACATTTGCAAGAATGGTGTCTTTTGTTATGCAAAGGGCCGGGGTTGTTAGGGTGTCATTTACTAAGCAGATGTCTAGTGGTCAAATTGGTACTTTTCAAACAAAAGTACAGGTCAATGGTGTTGATGTCGCTGGCACAACTCATGACATCTCTACTCCGAACATACCGACAGTAGTAACTCACGATATAACCTTGTCAGATCCAGACGATGAAATAAGCATACAGGGTAGATTCCATTCAGTTTCCTTTGATGGGTATGCTCCTTATTCCATATATGGGTATATTGATAACTCACGAATATATAACGATTTCAATCTTGTGGAGTACAGCTACTAATGCCTGTTAATGCATTAAAAGTTATTCCTGATAATGGCAGTATTACCGGTCTTCAGGTTTTCTATAATTCCATACCTTATATAATTTTAGAGCATTTATATGGCAATTTTTATACCGCAGTTAAAGACGGATCTAGCTTGCCATCAAAAATTGAGGTGATAGAAACCCTTATTAATGTTAATCCATTATTGTCGGTCATTACAATTGACAAGCTTCTTGTTACCGCCGACGGAATTGACAAGGTGACTTTAAGCAATGTCCCATCGAGAACGGTGGTTACTGTAACCGGTATCGTTGAAGATGCAATCGTTGTATCGGATGGAGTTTTGGAACTTACATTTCTTCATCCAGGTGAGTACATAGTGTCGGCAGAGAGAGCGGATCTTATTGGCGAAAGGTATAAGATAAATGCCATATAATGGGCAATTTAAGAGCGGCAATATCTATATTAGAAAATGGATAATGACCGGAGGCGAGAATATCGAAACGCATGAGCATAATTTTGATCATACTACGATGGTCTTTACAGGCTCGGTTATTGCGACAACAAAAACAATAAGCGGTGATGTTGTCGAACAAAGAATTGATGCACCTGGGCATTTGCTTATAAAAAAAGGTGTGAAACATAAGTTCCTGGCGTTAAGTGATGATACTCAATTGTGGTGCTTATTTTCTCATCGTGATGATCAGGGTGAAGTTACTCAAGAATGCCGATGCTTTTCGGAGCCATATCGATGAAATACGAACTAAACAAATACGCTTTATTATCTGATGCTATAGCAGGATCACATAATGATATTGATAGTGCGGCAGGAATGGCCAGATCTCGTTATATAACGACGGTAGCAGGCCAGGAAGCAACCTATTTAAGTAAGGCGGCTGATGCAGATCGATATAAAGCCGCGGGATACCCAGCTGATACATCATCATATCCATGGGTGGAGTCTGAAATGTCTGCTACTGGAATGACGGCACAGCAATCGACTGACGGTATTATTGTTCAGCGCGATGCATGGAATACGCTTGGTGCAATAATCGAATCGGAGCGAATCAAGGGTAAAATCAGTGTTAGTCAGGCAGTGACGATATCTGAAGCGGTACAGCAAGCCAATATAACCATTTCTAACCTGAATTCACTCTAACATTGACTTTTGGGACTGTTTTTATATACTAAACAGTAATCTAGGGAAATAAACAAGAAGCCGGCATTTTGCCGGTTTTTTTATGTCCGGAATAAATTAATGCCACGAAAAAATGAACATGATTTTCTAATGAAAGTCTTATGCGGTAATGCGTCTGCGGTGGACTTTTGCGAGGTTCTTTTCCGTATCAGCCAGGTCCTTGATGATCTATATGACGGTGACAAGCAGGTTGATCGTGAGCATCTTGTAGACGTTCTTGGCTGGGAGTCATTAATAAGACTGCCAAACAATCCTTTTTACATTCAATATTTTCACGTTCTTAACCCGATTATGCAGGCTGCAATTGTTGATTGGATGGATGCGAACAAGCTTGAGCGCGGTAGGGACCATGAAAAGAATATTGCGTTTGTTTTGCGTGATTCCATCGGGGGCATTATTAGTCATTGCGCATTACTGGTAGGTGGTTATGCGTGGATGCGTGAGTGGTCGCCAAAAATAAGACAGCATATTTTTGAAGAACCATTGAAAGATTATAAGCGGGAGTTATCAATATGAGCGGCGGCGGAAAAGAAGTACAGAAGCAAGACGGTGAGCGCGCGATAGCGGATGTTGCTGCAGCTGGTTGGGCTCGATACAAGGATAGATATGCACCACTTGAGAAAGATTTTATTGATCAAGCGCGTGTTGATGAGGTTGACCGCTCCTTAATTACAGGTCGAGCAACGGCAGATCTTGCCCAGGCTGAAAACAATCCACGTTTCTCATATGGTGTAGGGGCTCCCGGTTCAGGTCGATACGTTGATAAGGTGACAACCGACGGCATTAACTCCGGCGCGCGTCGTGGTGCGGGTATTAATACAGTGAACAATGTTGGTGACGACCTGAATACAAGAGGTCTTCAAAAGGCCATCGGTATTGGTCGTGATATTGCAGACACTTCTAATCAGGGGTTGCGTAGAAATGCAAGTCTTGAGTTACGCAATGCCGCAAATGAAGTGGCTACATCAAATTCACAAAGGCGACTTGTCAGTGACGCAGTTGGTGGTCTTGCTGGTATGGCGTCTGGTTCATGGCTTAATGCGCCAAAGCAATCAACTAGCCCGCTATCAGCAAGAGCGGCTTCCGTAAACAATTACGATTTCAGTAAGTATTAGGGGGTTTGATATGTCCGGTGGTGGTAGTCCAACAGTAGATACTTATGCACAAGATAAGCAGGGTGAAATAACTCGTGATCAGTGGGATGAGTATGTAAAGACTTTTCAACCTATTGAGGATGAGGTTATTGACAGTATTGGCAATGCTGAACTTCATACCCAAACTATTAATCGAGCAAGCGGCGATGTTGATCGAGCCTTTAATACTTCTGACGGCATAACGGATCGTAATATATCTCGTTATGGTGTTGGTATGAATGCAGATCAAAGAAAGCTTTATACAAGAAAGCAGGGCATGTCCAAGGCTGCAAGCGTTGTTAATGCAAAAAATAACACGCGCTTGAGCATCCGTGATCGTGATTTGCAGACAATGGGCAACATGATTCAGGTCGGCAGGGGCGTGAATTCATCTGCTAATAGTGGCTTTCAGACTGCGGCCCAGCTTGAGGCGGGGCGTAATAACGCCAATAGAAATATAGCCGCTCAGAATAATGCATCAAGGGTAAGTGCTATTGGTACAGGGGCAGGGATTGGATTTTCTGCTGGTGGACCTGCTGGCGCACTTGTAGGCGGTATTGCCGGTTTAATTTTAGGGTAGAGGAAAAGACGATGGGTTTTACTGATGGTTTTGCAAGAGGTTACGGCATTGCTGCTAATATCGAAGATCGTAAAGATCGTCGTGCGCAACAAGAACGCAACAATGGTCGCCAGGATATTCAGGATTCTCGTAGAACAGAATTATACAATCGTCAGATTGAAACCCTTGATCGAACAGAATCAAACCGCAAAAAGCTGACTAACCTGAATGTTATTCAGTATGGATTTGAACGCGGTCAGTTTAATCAGGACTGGTTGAATGCTGTTAATACTGAATATGCTCCGGTTATTAATCGGGGAACTCCCGAAGGATCAACCAAGCGAATTATTGGGGCTCATCCAACTAAAGACGGTAAGGGATTTGTTCCCAGGCTGCAGGTGACCCGGCCTGACGGCACATCATATGAGGCTCCCATGACTACCGGGCGTGGTCCGAATGATGCAGGCGTACAGGTTATTCCAATGGATGACTTTTTCACTGACTTGTTAAATCGTCGTAATTCTGCGCGTGATGCCCTTCAGCTTGCCAGAATTCAGACAGGTGACAATACACCTATTAATGACGCAAGAAACGCTAAACTAGCGGCCAGCAAGAACAGTCGCGCGGATTATGTCAGAGAAGACAAGCAGAGGCATGGTCTTGGGTTGCTAACCCATGAATACGGGCTTAAAGCGAATCTTCAGGGAGTAAAGAATAAAGCCAAAAATGGGAAAGGCAGTAGTAATCTTCGAATGGCCCAGAAAGATGCAAGGAGTCAGCTGGCTCAGTCAATGAGCGGCAAGCTTGATGCGTCCGGAAACTGGGGTGTACCTGAAGGTAATAGCGAGAAATACTGGAAGCTATCTGCGTTGACAGACAAGATAACAAGCAGTGTGCCGGGTATCGGTGGTGGTGAAGCTGCGCGTATTGTTCTTGAGGCTTCAGGTAATAATTATATCAGTCAGGATGCTGCGTTAAAGCTTGCTCAGGCTGAAGCGGATGATAAGGCTGGTTATTTCAGTGGTGATCAGTCAGATTTTGGTATGTCCCGTGAAAAATGGATTGAAAATCGAGCTAAACAGATTGCCGGTGAGCAAGAGAAGCGTATTTTCTCACATATAAATAATGTTCTTAGATCTCGAATGGCGAAAACGGGTGGCGGAGGCGTAACCGCTGAAGAAAGGGCGGCTGCGGCAAAAGATCCGAATGCTTATGTAAAACTGCTGGCTAAAATTAACAAGATGAAACCCAATGATCCGCGATTATTGAAGCTTGTTCAAAAGCGTTTTCCTAAAGTGAGAATCAAAAATCAAGGTCAACGTCCTGAGTCCAGCCCGAGCCCGAGCCCGAGCGGTCCCGGCGTAAATAACTCATCTACTCGCAAGCAATCACTGGCTACCGCAAGAACGGCAATGAAGGATTACAAATCGAATCCAAAGGGAAGCTTGGAGGCAATAAAGAAAGCACTGCCATTCATGAAAGGTAAAGAAAAGGCGGATGCACTGGCTGTACTTCAGACGCTTCTTGTAAATCAAATTCCAAACTAAAGGTTCATAATGGCTAAAATAATTGATCCGCTCGATGATTCGTATGGCGTTTCTACGTCTAACATAATTAATCCGCTTGATGATGTGAATATGGAAGGCGCAATTGATCCGCTCGATGATCCTGTAAAGCCTGACACACCTATCAGGCAGGGTGGTTTTGGTACGTCTATCCCTGATTCTGCAAGCAATCTTCCAAATACCAATCAGGACGATAGCACTTCTCTTGGAGACATAGCGGGTGTTGCTGGTGCCGGTGCTGCTCAGGGAACATTGGCTATTTCCCGTGGTATATGGGAAACACCAAGCGCATTTGCACGAGTCACGGAAGCGATAAACCAATTCGGTAAAAGAATGGGACTGCCCGACTGGATGACGCAACCGATTATACCCGCAAAGATCCAGGGTAAAGGAATAATGGACGTTATTACAACCGGTGTTGATATTGGTGATTATCATGTTGCTGGTACCTCGGATGTTGCGGATGCAATTGGACATAGCCAGGATGTATTGCCGCAAGAATTCAAGCCATTCAAGGACCTATCGAAAGCATCGCAGGATGCTGATAAGGCGTTTGATGCACTATTGGATGGTGATTTCAGTAAAGCCGGAAAGATTATAAGTGACCCAAAGGCGGTAATTGGATTTTTGTCTCAGGCTGTTCCTTCATTAGTTGCCGCTTATAAGTCTGGCGGCTCCTTACCCTTTATGGCATGGCTTGAGTCCATGGAAGTCTCAACCGATGCCACTGACTTTGAAAAGCGAACTGGTCAAAAGGTTGACCCGATTGCATTTACAAAGGCCATGGCGCAGGTAGCGACGGTAAACTCTTACCTTGAAAAAGTCGGTCTTGATAAAATTCTTGGATCTAGCGGGAATCTATTTTCAAGGTTCCTCAAAGGCGGCTTGGGTGAGGGCTCTACCGAGTTATTACAGAATAGTAATACCAATCTTTCAATAAAGTCATACTACGATCCCGCTAAAAGTGTCAGTGAGGGTGCGCTTCAATCATTTATTGGTGGTTTCGGCGCAGGTGGTGCGCTTTCTGCGGTTGCGGGTGACCCCAATCCTGGGAACATTGCGAAACCTGATAAACCCGAAAAACCTACGCCAGATTCAAGCAGTGACCCACTTGATGCAGGTGATGTTATTGGTGGTGTTGCTGGTGATGTAGTCGCTGATGCTAATCCTGATAATGTTCAGTATGAAGGTGGTGTCAATTTTGTTGTGCCTGAGCCACAAGCTGACGCTAATCCCGATATCATTGATCCATTGGCTGATGACTTTCAGTATGACGGCGGGATTGATTTTACTGTACCTGAGCCACAAGCCGATGCAGATCCATTGTCAGCGTCTACGGGGGCCACGGAGCCTGCCATCAATTATCCGGGCGGCATTGACTTCGCGCAAGACAATAACGAGCCTGAGCTTCCTTCTCTGGATGCCACAATTGAAACCGAGCGGGATGCGGCCAGACGAATTGACCTTGATAACCGGGTAAATGATGTCCAGAATAAAACCGCAGGCATTATTGTACCCAAGGGCCTTAATGATCCACGTATTAAGCGAGTCGAATACAGGGATGGAATACAGGGTACTCTATCCATTATTGGTGCAGCGTCGGATAAAAAATCAACGCAGGTCGATTCCACTACCGACGATATTTTGACGGCAATTGCCAAGATCGGCGGTATTAATCGTGATGAGGCTCTTGCTCAAGGTTTTGACCCTGAGAACTTCAAAGACAAAAATAAGGTGTTTGGCCGTCCATTATTCCCGGCCCAGGGTGGAAACAGTTTTGATGCTATTGCTGAGTTATTGTCTCAGGATGGCTATATAGATACAAATTACACGGCCAATGAAGCAGTTGATAAGCTGGGTGTTGCCTTGGGTGGTGACTCCGTATTCTCTGTAAATGTTGATCAGGATAAGCTTCAGGCATTGTCTTCTGTTCGTGAGATCGACGGAAAGGCAAGTCATGCACAGGTAGCCACGGCATTGACTCGCGCGCTTGAAGGTAAGCCGCTTGGTAAAAATCAGGCGAATATCGTAAAAGCGGCCATGGATAACATTCAGGCTGAACGTGAATCACCTGCAAACATCGATGACGCAGTAAAAAGGCGCGATAAAGCCCGTTCATTTATACGATTTGCGATTGACCGTGAGGAACCTGGTAGCATTTTTCAGGATGAGCGTTATGATAATGCTGGTTCACACTTTGATCAAACCGAGTATAATCCAGATTGGTCAGCCGAAACGATGGCATTTTATGAATTACTCGATGAGGCAAGCCAGTATGACTCTGACGCGGCTGAAGCCATAGCAGGAAGGAATATATCCGATTATCAGGCCGCTCAAATGCTCGGCCAATTGATTCGAGAAGGTAAAGACAATGGACAAGAACAGCAAAAGCATGAAGGAACGGAAGGAAATGGTTCAGCGATTACGGGAACACAAGAAGAACGGAACCCGGCCAAAGGTACGCCAGAAGCAGGAACCTTCCAATTAGATCAGCAAACTCCTCCATCAAGTAGCGTTACGGATGATGCTGCCCAGCAAAATGACATATTTGGAACAGCCGATGCCAATGCCCAGGCCATCCATGATAAAACTATCAGCAAGGACATTCAGCGAAACGGATCTGAGAATCAGCCCGTTGAATCTGGTGATGGTGATTTATTCAGCGGAAAATCGAAACAGGTAGATATTGATGATGCTCAAAAAACTACTTCACCTACTCCGAAGAAAAAAGAATTCACGCCGACACACGAATTGCCTGACGGTACAGCTGTTAAAGAATACGTCGAAGACGGAGAAAAACAAAAAAACACATGGATAGATAAAGAAGGCGATATCATTGAAGACGATAACGCAACCGTTATTGCAAACAATGAATCCAAGCCAAGCAAGAAAGACAAACCTAAAAAGAAAACTAAATTAGTTGAAAATCTTGGTCCAGGGTATGTTGCTGAAAGATTAGTAAGTTGGAAGAAAGGCGAAAAAATTGGCCTTTTTGATATTGAAAAAATTACTAACGACTCCGATGGATACCCTGTAGGTGTTACGCTTGAAAATAAAAGCGAGATTGACATTGTTGAATTAATATTCAAGGGGGATAAAGAGAAATTCAGGAAAACAATTGATGAAGTACGCGATTCCACTAATCCTACTAGCAAGCAAGACGCACTAAAGAAAAAGGCCCAGGGTAAGACTGAAAGCAAAGCGCCTGAGCATCAAGATGTCGGTGTTGATAATCGTGAGCTTAATGAAATTGTAAAAGAATTCAATGACGCTCAAGAATCAAGCGATGAAGAATTTACTCATGTTTTCGATGATCCGGCCAAGAATGATATTGTTCGATTAAATGATAAAGTTAAGGTTTACCATAAAGACCATGGATGGATGACTATAGAAGAAGCGAAGAAAAAAATTGATGAATGGGAGGAAAACGCTGTTAAGCAGGGGAAGGGAAGCGCAAACCAAAATAAAGTAGTTCTTTCATTGTTTGACTTAACGGGAAAGTGGTCACTACCCTGGGAACAAGCTGGCTATCAGGTATATCGTTTTGACATCCAGGATAACTGGTTGGCTGACGTATATAACGAAACAGTAGAAGCCGATCAAGAGGTTAATATTGGCGACATTAATAACCATGGATTTGATTTATATGCAGATATGTTCGGCATGTTTGAAGGTGCTGACGTTTATGCGGTATTAGCTGCCTGCCCATGTACTGATTTTGCCTCAAGTGGAGCGCGGCATTTTGCAGCAAAAGATAAAGATGGTAGAACTGCGGCATCTGTTAATCTTGTGCATCAAACATTAAATATAATTGAATACTTTAAGCCACCAATATGGGCTCTGGAAAACCCAGTAGGCCGAATTGAGCGACTAGGCGGATTACCACCTTGGCGACTGTCATTTGATCCGAATCATGTTGGAGAAGACTACACTAAAAAGACGCTTATCTGGGGTAGGTTTAATGCTGATCTTCCTATCGCGCCTACTGAAGCCACGGAAGGCTCTAAGATGCATACAAAATACGGCGGCAAGAGTCTTGCTACAAAGAATGCCCGGTCTGCAACACCTGAAGGATTTGCTTATTCATTTTTCCAGGCTAATAACGCTATTGATAATCTTGCGATGGCTGTCTCATATAAATATGACAGGCTTGATTCAGCATTAATCACTAAAGCCGTGGATCAATATGGTTTTACAGAAAAAGAAATAGATAACATTGTCGAGGATTACTATTATCAAGATCTTGATGATGATGGCGCAAACAAGGCATTAAAGGAGGCTATTAGCGAGAAAGCTGACAATCAAGCTAATAAGCCAGAAGAAAAGAAAGGCTCTAATTATGGATCAGGCAACAAACTTGTATCCAGTGACCGGGCTGATGAGATCCGGGCCAAATTAAAAGCCAAGCTGAACAACATTAATTCTGGCCTTGATCCTGAGTTAATTGCGCTTGGTACTGAGCTTGCCGTATATCATATCGAAGCTGGTGCGCGGTCCTTTTCTGATTATTCCAAGAAAATGATTAATGATATGGGGGATGCAATAAAGCCTTATATCCGTTCATTCTATGAGGGAGCAAGGTATTATCCTGGGCTTGATAACTCAGCAATGACATCAGCAAGTGACATTGACAGCAAAAAACCTACCAAAAAGACTAAACCAGAGCCAGATACACTGGAAACCGGCGATTTATTTGCCGATCCTGCTATACTGAGATCAGAGGAAAATACCAATGAGCTACCTGACGACAATCAAAGAAACGATCAAGGACCTGAATCCGACCAAGTTCAAGCAAATGAGCCAGAGCGGGGAGCTGGATCAGATAATAATCCAGTATCAGGAACAAGTAACGGAAGCAAGAACGGCGGCAGCAAGGGCAGCAAGAAGCCAGGCGGACAAAAACGACCCACAGGACGTAGCGGCAACAATGAACATGGCGGCAATGAGCGCACAGGAGATAGAAATGGCGCAGATAATGACAGAACTGAATTACCTGTACGGACAAATTACCGCATAACGGATAATGATAATTTAGGGGCTGGATCTGCCCTTCAAAAAGCGAAGGCTAATATTGAGGCTATTCGCATCATAAAGACACTTCAAAAAGAAAACCGTAGCGCGACAAAATCAGAGCAGAAGATACTTGCTAGTTATACGGGATGGGGAGCGTCTGAACTTGCCAATAAATTATTCCCTTCAAAGAAAGAGCCTACCGGAACCTGGAAGGAATTACATGATGAATTACGTGAAATTCTGACAGAAGAAGAATTGAAAACGGCTGCGCGTAGCACTCAATATGCCCATTACACATCAAAGCCGATTATCGATTCTATCTATACCGCTATTGGTAATTTTGGATTCAAAAGGGGACTCGCCATCGAGGGCGGATCTGGTACGGGTAATTTTATTGGGTTAATACCTAACTCTATGAATATTCATTATACCGGCATTGAAATGGATAGTATCAGTGCGGCTATTGCAAAATTATTATACCCGCAGTCAGGTGTTATCTCTGGTGACTTTACTAAAATAGGGTTACCGCAAAACCACTTCGACCTATCTATCGGGAACCCTCCATTTGCTGGTTTCTCTGTCAAATCTGATCCTCGCTATAAAAGTAATAATTTCAAACTGCATGATTACTTTATCGCCAAGCAGATTGATTCAGTAAAGCCTGGTGGTATTGCTGTATTCGTAACCAGTAAAGGCACCATGGATAAAGCGGATAATGCAGCGCGCGCCTATTTAGCTGAACGAGCAAGGCTACTGGGTGCCATTAGATTGCCGCAGACCGCATTTAAAGAAAATGCCGGAACTGAAGTTGTCACTGATATTCTATTCTTCCAAAAACTTGGCGAGAATGTTGAGTCGAATGGTAGTGCCTGGACAGATACCCATCAGATTGATGTTGATGGTGGTAAAGCAAATATAAATAGTTATTTTGTTGCTAATCCTAATATGGTACTAGGTACGCAGGCGCTTGAGGGATCAATGTATGGATCGGATGAATACACTGTATTGCCTTCTGGTAATTTGAATGAGCAACTTAAAGAAGCAATTGGCTCATTACCTAGCAATGTATATAACGATCACCTTCAAGATGCTGAGTTTGAAGCTAAGAAGACAGAATTCAGTCTTGATCCTAAACAAAAGGAATCTAGTTATTTTATTGACGGAAATAACGAATTAAGGAATGTTGAAGATGGTGTAGGTGTTCGCGTGAAAGTGCGTGGCAATGGCCAGCGTACAGGGATGAGCAAGAAGCAAGCGCAGATTCTTCGTGATTATATCCCGCTTCGTGATGCGGTCATGAAGGTTTATCTTGAGCAGTTTATTGATGGTGACTGGAAGGCAGCGCAAAAAGTACTAGATAAGGCATATGACACTTTCACTAGCAAGCATGGGCCAATCAATCAAGTTAAAACTATCGTCCGTAAGGATGGTATTGAGATTGTTACCGAGCCTATTATCAGCACTATAGACCTTGATCCTGAAGCTTATCGTGTAGCGGGTATTGAACATTACGACGAAGCTACTAATACCGCAGAAAAGGGATCTATCTTTACTGAAAATGTCATGACAAAACGCAAGGAAGCTGAGATAGAAAGTGTGACTGATGCTCTGAATGTTACGCTCAATGATCGCGGGTATGTCGATATTGACTACTTGGCTGAAAAGTATGGTGTGTCTCCCAGTGAGGCTATTGAGGAACTGGATGCAGTCATATTCCAAGATCCAGATACAGGCCGATATCTGACTGAGGATGATTACCTTAGTGGAAACGTGAAGCAAAAGCTTGAGTCAGCGAAGGCAGCGGCAAAAAATGGCGAAGCTGGATTTGATGGAAATATTAAGGCACTTGAAGCTGTTCAGCCTGAAGACCTTCCACTGTCAAGGGTGCCTGTCAATCTTGGCGCACACTGGATTGATAAAGAAATCGTTCAAAAATTTGCCGAAGAAGTCTTATCATTCGATGGTCGTGTTGATAGCTTTATTAAAGGCGACACATCATCGTGGAGTGTTACCGGAGAATCTAAGGGCGAGAAGTATGCTACAGCCAGGATGACTGCAAGCAAGATACTAGAGGCTGCGTTGAATAAGCGCACGATCAAGGTGTACGATACTTTCAAGTCAGGGGGTCAGGTTGTTCGTGAGTTAAACAAGACAGAAACAGCCGCAGCAAACCAAAAGGCTCAAGAATTGAAAGAGCAGTTTAGTCGCTGGGCATTGAGCGATACCCAGTCAGCCGATGCACTTCATAATAAATATAACGCTGTATTTAATACGACTGTTCCAAGGAAATTCAATGGAAAACACCTGACATTACCTAGATTATCAAGCCGCTATAAGCCTCATTCATGGCAGACAAATGTAGTGTGGAGGATATTGCAGCGCGGAAATACCTATATGGCGCATACGGTTGGATCAGGCAAAACCCTGGCATCAAATATCGCAGGCATGGAGTTACGCCGACTGGGGCTGGCGAAAAAGCCTACTTATGTGGTGCTAAAATCCACGCTGAAGCAGTTTGCTACTGAATTACTGGATGCATACCCTGACGCGAAGATCCTTGTTGCTGATGAAAAGCAACTGGACAAGAAGAATCGCAGGCGATTCCTATCAAGGATGGCAAGTGAGGATTGGGATGCAGTTATTATGACGCATCAATCATTTGAAAAAATAGCTATGTCCGATGAATTCATTACCAATGAGATCGAGGCCATGCTGACTGAGTATCGCAAGCTTCTGGAAGAAGTGGATGAAAGTGACCGGGCATCACGCAAAACAATTGAGCGTCAAATAGAAGCCATGGAAAGCAGGCTGAATGCCATGACATCACAGGAGAAGAAAGACGCCGGGATTACGTTTGAGGAAACCGGTATTGATTTTCTGTTTGTAGATGAAGCGCACACACATAAGAAGATTCCATTCCCGACAGAGCAATCAAACACAAAGGGAGTTGATTCAACTGGATCAGGTATTGCTCTGGACCTGTACCTGAAATCACGCTATTTGAATTCAGTTAATCCTGGGCGGAATATGGTACTAATGAGCGGCACACCTGTCACGAATACTCTTGGCGAAGTGTTTAATATTCAGCGGTACCTACAGCCAGAAGTCCTACGTGATAACGATACATCATCGTTTGATTCATGGTCAGCCACTTTTGCGGATACCGTCACAGAGCTTGAAATGCAGGCTAGTGGGTCATTTAAACCATCAACCAGATTAGCTAAGTTTGTTGGTGTTCCTGCATTGCTGCGTGATTTCTTATCTATCGCTGATATCGTGTCAGATAATGACCTCAAGGAGTCTATTACTATCAAGCGGCCTGCCGTGAAAGGCGGCGCGAGACAGATAGTATCAGTCAAACGATCACCTGAAATGCTTGAGTTTCAAGATTCACTGAAGAATAGAATCACTAAGCTTGAAGAAAAGAAGGGACCTGCTAAAAAGGGTGAGGATAATATTCTGGTGGTTATTAATGATGCTAAAAAAGCATCCATTGATTTGCGGCTGGTAGGTAGATCACAAAGCGGTAAGAGTAAGCTTGACGCTATGATTGACGCTGTTTATCAGTCATGGAAGGATAATTCTGACAAGGTTTATTATAAAGGCAATAAGCCTGAGATTAAGAAGGGGGCTACGCAGCTTATATTTACTGAGATCAGGCAGTCTCATGGATTCGATATATATGAGCATATCCGAAGTGAACTGGTTAATCGTGGGGTCCCGAAGAATGAAATTGCCTTTATTCAAGACGCCACTAATTCTAACAAGAAGAAAAAGCTGTTCAGGGATATGAATACCGGGGTTAGGCGCATCCTGATTGGTGGATCTAAGAATATGGGTACCGGTGTTAACGTGCAACAGCGCCTATATGATCTTCATCACCTTGATATTGACTATCTGCCAGCCAATATCGTTCAGCGTGAAGGCAGGGCTATACGCCAGGGCAATAAGAATGATGAGGTTGGTTTATATGCTTATGCTACTGAGGGTACTATTGATTCATTCATGTGGCAGTTAAACGAAACTAAGCAGAAAATGATAGATCAGGTCATGAGCGGCGACCTGTCTATAGATAGTGTTGAAGACGTAAGTGATAGCGCCAATCAAATGGCGATGGCTAAAGCGTTATCCTCTGGTAATCCATTGTTACTTGAGCAGGCTGGACTGATATCAGAAGTTAAAAAACTCGAATCATTGAAGTTTGCGCATATCAATCAGGGGCATTCAGGCAGATTAAAGATAGAGAATTATGAAAAGCGCATACCGCGAATGAAGAAACAGCTTGATGAATTGATTGAGTTGTCCAAAATATACCAGAGTACCAGCGGCGACAAATTCGCAATTACGCTTGGTCAAAACAGTTACACGGACAGAAAGAAGGCTGGCATCAAGATCCTGGCGATTGCTGATAAATTGAATGCTGATAAAGTTGATGAGCAAGTGATTGGTAAAATATCAGGCTATCCAATTACGTTCAGTAGACACCTTGCTGGATGGGAAGTAGGTCTGTATGAAAATGACCATGTATCCAATATTGACGGGAAATGGCTATTCAATGGGTCAATCTTATCGAAAAATGATTCTTCTCCCGCTGCCCTGGGTACGGTCCGTAGGCTAGAAAATGCAGCAAGGGGACTGAGTGATGTTCATTTAGAGTTTTCTGAAGAAATACAAATAGCAGAAAAGAAACTGGGTGTATTGAAAAATGAATCTATTGGTGAGTTCCAGTATGAAGATGACTTGAAATCGAAGTCAGAAAGACTTGCTGAAATAGAGAGTGAGTTAGAATCAGAGAGCCCGCCTCCTAAAGATCCATTGTTATCACGCTCAAACAAGCCCGCAAATAGCGGGCTTTCTTCTGCCCAGGTTGTTGACATTGCCAGTGATATAACCAGTGATTGGGTTGAAAGACCGCAGATAATTACTGTGCAGTCTGTTGATCAACTTCCGGATCACATACTTAATTACTTGCATGCCGATAAGTCAACGAATGAAGCTGAAGGATTGTATGATGTTGAGACTGGGGCTGTATGGCTCATTGCTGACAATATTCGAAAAGATAGTGATGTTCCCGTAATAGTCATGCATGAAGTACTTGGTCATTATGGTTTGCGTAAGGTGTTTGGTAAAAATCTGGATAAGCTTCTGAATCTGGTGGTGATGTCATATGGTCGAAAAGGACTGGCGGATCTCGCTAAAAAATACAAGCTTGATCTGAATAAACCAAAGCAGCGGTTAATAGCGGCAGAAGAAATGCTTGCGAGAATCGCTGAAACAGGCGAAAAACCGACGATATATAATAAGCTTATTGCCATGGTACGGGAGTGGATGCGAAAGGTATGGCCATCAATAAAGCTTTCAGAATCAGAGATTAAGATCATGATGGAGGGTGTTTCTAATCACGTGAAGAATGGCCCTGTTATACATAATCAGTTTGTAAATAGCCCAATTGTTGCATTATCACGTGGAAAAGATGGTAAAAGCGGCTATAATCAAGGGCATGAAGACAACAGGAAACCCAGTGGTAGACAAGGTTCTTTCGACTCCGCAACCGAGCCAGGAAGAACTTCAACGGATGATAAGCAATCCATCCGGGCGGGTCGGCGCGCAATTTCAAAAGGAATTGTACAAGATCTGGGCAGAACAGGATCGACTTCGAGATCTGAAAAAAGCGTAACTAAAACGCCAGCCTTTAAGTCTTGGTTCGGCGATTCCAAAATAATTGATTCTGATAGTAATCCGTTAATACTGTTTCATGGTTCAAATGATGCGTTTGATGTGTTTGATCGTGATCATGATTCTACTAAGGTGAAAGTTCCCGGTGCAAGCCTGGGTCACTTCTTTTCACCTGATGCCCGTCGAGCGGGCGGGTATGGTGATGTAGTGCGTGGTTTCTTTATGAAAATGGAGAACCCGCATTACATGACTATGGAAAACTTCCTGTCATTAAAAACAAGTGATGAGGCGAAAAGTGCTGCTGATGAGTTAATCAAGCAGGGGCATGATGGCATTATCATTGCTGAAGACGGCTCTTATGTTGTTTTTGACTCCAATCAAATTAAATCCACTGCCAATAATGGCGACTTTTCTGATGATCCAAGTGTTTACCTGTCCCGGCGTGATGATGACAATATCCAAGGGGCTCTTGCTGATGATGTAAATAGTGGCCAGTACGTTGATAGGATGTTTAGATCTGCTTTTAAACTGGCGCGAGTTGACCAGGTAACAACATTGGTTCACGACAAGGCTATTCATGCCATCACTAAAGCCAAGTTTAAAGATGATGGCCATATGTCATGGATGAATGGATTTATTGAAAATGTACGCGCGGGCATGATTGACCGGTATGGCCTTGATGAAGAATTTAAGCGACTCGATCAGGAGCGTGATGCGCAAGAGCGCCGTATAGCTACCAAGGGCGTGGATATCATCATGGATCTGCTTGATAGGGGCGTGGATTTTAAAGAAGCTAAGGTCCTTCAGGCTGTATTGAATGGCGAAATAGTAGGTGATGCTGAAATGCAGGCTATCGCGGAGCCGATCCGTAACGCCATTGATGATCTGGGCCGTGAAGCGGTTTCCCTGGGCCTGCTTGATGAGGCTACCTTTCAGCAAAACCGCCTTACTTATTTGCATCGTGTGTATAAAAAGCATGAGGCAGATCAGGATACGCTTGGAGGTTGGGCAAGTAAGGCCATGAGCAAGCGCAGAAAGAGAATTGCTGGTGATACATTTAAACAGCGCGGCATGAATCTGAAGGTATCCGAGGGTGATTTAACAAAATTAATACCTGATTGGTTCGGTCAAAAGAAAAACGGCAATGATGCCAGCCTGATTGATCAAGAATTTATTGTATTTGATCGTATGTCGAATGTCGGCCAGGGTGTTGCTGATCTTGATGGCATTGACCCTGCTATCAGAAAGCCAAAAATACTTGAGCGAATATACTGGCCCGCCAATAAGCCTGTACCTGCAAAATATGAGGCATGGGAAAATAAAGGCAAGTGGACTGTCAGGGAGTCTCGCGGCGGTAAATATACTCTGTGGCGCGACTTTACCAAGGAAGAACGCATAAATATGGGTGAGATCCTTGATGCCCGTTATACGATTGCTAAAACATTCCATATGATGTCGTCAGATCTTGCTAATGGCCGGTTCCTGAAAGATATAAGTCTTAACCCAGCCTGGACGTTTAGCGGAGAGGGGGAGCCTGAAGGGGTTATAGGTGAGCCCACTGGTCATCGATGGAGCGTTTATACTCAATATGAATGGATACAGGTGCCAAGTGGAAATATCCCTGGTACCAATAAAAAACGCTGGGGAGCATTATCAGGCAAATATGTTCGGGCTGAAATATGGCGTGATATTAATGAGCTGTTTCAAATGCAAAAGCCAAAGTCATGGAATAAAATATTAACGCAATGGAAGCTTAATAAGACCGCTCGAAACCCTGTTGTACACATGAATAATGTCATGTCGAATATGATCTTTATGGACATGGCGGATGTTAGGTGGCGTGACCTGAAGCGCGGAATATATGCCTTGAGGCATAAAACACAAGATTATCAGGATGCGCTTGAGCATGGTGCATTCGGATCAGGATTTGTTTTACATGAGATTAAACGAGAAGTACTGAATCCTATTCTTGATGAAATACTTGAGCAGAATAATGATGGTGACGGTTATTTCGAGCGCAAAATTGGACAGTCCGGTAAGCTTGTTGACGGTTTATGGAAGCTGGTAAAAAAAGCAGATAATAAAATGATATCAACATACCAGCTTGAAGATGAAGTATTTCGCATGGCAACCTATATGCGCCGTCTTGGAATGGGTGATCATAAGGATGTCGCTGCCCAGATTGCGCGGGATCAATTCTTGAATTATGACATCCGAGCGCCATTTGTGAATGTGGCAAGATCATCAGTCCTGCCCTTTATTGCATACACATATCGGGCTATCCCGGTGATCGCAAAGGCTGTTGCTGAAAGACCTTGGAAGCTGGCAAAATATACAACCATTGCTTACATGATCAATGCGATGGGTTATCTGTTGGCTCCCAGCGGCGATGATGAAGATAAAGAGCGTAGATCGCTACATGATTCTGAGCAGGGTAACACCTGGCTGGGTACACCTCGAATGATCAGGGCTCCATGGCTTGATAGTTATGGTAATCCTGTTTTCATGGATATACGACGATGGATACCGGCTGGCGATGTCTTTGATACCAATCAGGGCCAGTCTGCCATACCTATCCCGGCATGGCTGCAGTTTGGCGGGCCTTTGATGCTGGGCATGGAGTTCGCATTGAATAAAACCGCATTTACCGGGAAAGAGATCATTAACCCGGATACGGATGACGGCGTGGATCGAGTGAATAAGGTTGCGGGCTGGGCATGGAAATCATGGATGCCGTCTGCGCCATGGATATACAACTCATGGTACTGGGACAAAATAGCGCGGTCTGTCAATGGTGGTCGTGACATGCTTGGTCGTCCTTATGACTTAGGTTATTCAATAACATCATCGATAGGAATCAAGCTGAAAGCGAGTGATGTAAGTGTTGGGATATCCAGAAAGTTAAGGGGACTCGACGCAACAATGCGTGAACTGAAATATGAATACAGTCAGAATGAATTAGATCGACGTAGGAATCTGATTAGTAATTCAGCTTACCTGGACCGTAAAAGCGACATTGAATCAAAAATGAAGCAGGTCGGAAAGAAAGCGCGCGGCGTACTCGGCCGCTAACAGGCTGCATATCTGAGCATGGCAAGGACGCCATATAAGACCACTGCGTATGATATGACTGATATGGTGATCCATATCGCGCTATGCAGCTTCTTTTCGCCATCCTGATGGTGATCGTATAGCGCCTTTGCCCTGGCATTGGATATTGAATGGACAGTCAGGGCCACTGCTATCGCCAGAATATTGGCGATAATCATGAACGATGATGTTGTAAAACTGGATAATTCGCAGGTCATGGCCTCAAATATGGGCGATGTGATCGGATTCGTCAAGTTATAAACCTCCCTTTAGCATCATTCCCAAAGCAACACCAAGATAACCAGCTATCATGTCATTGATATGCTCTGACCTGCTGTTCTTGTTCCCATCCTCCTTTTCTTTCATGATTATCAAGAAGCTACATACTATCAACGTGATTACCCTGTATATCCATGGCTCAAGATTAGTCAGCATGCCTATATTTGTCATGATCGCTGATAATGCTGCCATCCAGAAAAAATGAAGCTGCTTATCCTGGCCGATTCGATTGTTAATGATATTGGCGATATTCGTTAGCATGTCATTACCTCATTTAGTGGGGGCGGAAAAGGAACAGTTAGCTACGCTATTATTTTCATTGTAATATTTGTCCTGGCTATTTATTGATACATCCGGTTTCAATGATTCGGGTGGATGAACCTCAAATACTGTCCCGCCAATTTCAACAACCTGCTGGCCTCTTAGGAATGAAGTTATATCAATATCGGTACCATTCTTAATGCGTCGCTTATGAGCTTCAACAAGATGAAGTATGGGCCGCTTTCTTCCTGTTGCTGTCATTGGTAGGCTTCTCGCATAAAGAAGCGACTTAATCTCGCTTATCATGCAACCAAGGTCTACTTTGGCGATATCTTCCTTTGCTCTTATTGCCCAGCAAAATCGTTTATCTGCCAGCATTTGAAGGCCAAGCGATCCATTGGCTTCTATTTGATCTATTGTATGCGGGTCTGTTTGAGATAAGGAAATTTTTTCATGCTTTACCCCTGGCAAGTATCCTCTAACTGACGATATAGTATTATCGCATGATGTTACAATACCTTCTTTTGATACAGTAAAGAAGCTTCTCTCTCCTTCAACGCGCTCATTATTTGGGCATAGCGTGACCATTTCATATAGAGATCCAGGTGATTTTCTTTCCCAGTTTTTACCAAGGAGTTTTACTTTTTTAAAATGCCGGATCTGCAGATATCCTTTATAGTAACTATCGTAATGCGGATCGTTTTTATCATGTTCATGATGAAAAGCCACGCACCCATTAATAGGCAGTGGGTCATTATCTACATCAAAAACCCACCTGTCATTATTTTTACCCATAACAATCCTTGAGTCGCCAGGGACATATAACCCTGTGTTTCTCATTGCCCTTAAATGCTTAACTGATAGCCTATCGGAAGGTGATGCACCCTTATTTTTTTTTACCTTTGATTCAAAGCATGCAACTATTGATCTAGCTACAACGTCTTCAAAGTCATCTTGGTCCCAGCTGTTCTTGCTATCGTCAGTATTATTCATGGTCATTATCGATGCCGCCTTTAATTTATAGATAAATGCTTTAAATTTTTAGCCACTTTTTTAGCCACTTTTGTTAAAAACCATGTATAATCCTGCCAACCTTGGAAAGAGTGATGTAACGAAAACAAGAACTTAGCCTTTCATAGACTCGCATGAATTGGCTGTTTAGAGTTCGAATCTCGTTTCCCGCTCCAATATTATACAAGAAAAACAGTGATATACGTTTTTCCTTTGGTTTCTTAACCACTTTTTAGCCACTTTTGAATTATTCAGGGTGGCTTTTTAGTTTTTACCAGCAAACCGCCATAATTTTTAATTACAATTTAAGTTCGCGCTTAATTACTGCACGCATGTCCATTATTGAATCAACTTTATCAACAACACCGAAACGCTCCATTTCTCTAAGATGCTCTATTAAATACCTTAAATCATTATCTGCTAAAGTAAATACCTGAACATAATCCCTTGATTTGTATCTACCTGTAACGATAATTTGATTTCTGTTCCGCCCATGAAAATGGACATTAGCACTAATGTCTGTTCTGTCTTTGATCAAATTTTCAGCTTGAGTCAGCCTACTCATAAACCATTTGTGGTCATTGTCATAACTACCAACTACACGCATGATTTGTTTATGACTTTTTATTAGTTCATTTAGTTTTTTAAAATATTTAACCATTTCATTCTCCTCAATTCTGAAAGAACAATTATTTTGTCATTCATCATTTCACCGACTTACCCTTACTTAAAATACCTTTATCCTTATCAATCGCATCCTTCATTAACTGCCTTTGAAGGTCCCGACCACTTGAGTCAATCCACTTCGCGTAGTCTTTAAAGAATGTATCAACCCGGTGACCGAGCATCTTTGCCAGGTAAGCAGGGTTCAGTCCACTCATTAACCCGAATGTAGCAAAGGTATGTCTCATGCTGTACATATCCCGGTACCGGATCTTCAGTCGCTTCAGGCAAGCTCGCCACATTGCTCGCTGGGGTTTTGCGCTGGTTACAAGATCATTGCCTTGCATGAATACATAGGTATCATTAAAGCCTGTAATTGATCTGGCAATATTCAGGGCGTGAAGGCTGCGACTATTCATGTCTACGGTGCGCTGCATTCTTGTTTTTGTCTTCGAGAATCCTGATTCTGTATATACGTTCCTTGCCTGGGTGACTCTGAACTGATTATTTCTGAAATCAACATTACACCACTCAAGGCCAGCGGCTTCGGAAGGGAATCGCATGCCAGAATAAAAACCCAATTCAAACCATGCTGCCCATATTGGCAATTCATTTTTATACATATCATCGATTATCAAGTTAGCTTCCTCGATGGTGAACGGATCAGGCTCTTTGTGTTCACGCTTTTTATTCGATAGTTTTATAGTCGGATTATTAAGAACATTTACACCTGAGTCATCATCCATGCATGCGGCATGAAATACACCTCTGATAACGGTTAGCCAGTCATTGTATAATGCTATGCTGACATCGCGGCCCTTGGCTTCTTTAAAATTATCCATTCTATACTTTAGCGCGCTTATAAGGTCACTGTGCTTTATCTGATTGATGGCATAGCCGTGTAGTAATGGCATCCACGTAAGATTTAAGCACTCTTTATATTTAATTCGTGTCCTTTCACTCCAATCATGTTCAGGTGAGTCAAGCCATACCTGGGCATAGTATGCAAATGATTTAATGGTTATTACATACGCATTAGGGCTGTCCGGAAAAAATTCAGCATAGTTAAACGTGCCATGTTTAATAGCACTGATAATACGCTTTCTCAGTTCACCAGCTTTCTTTATGTTAGCTGGGGTATTTTTGAGCCTGAGAGTTTCATGCGTATATTTGCTGTCGCCGCTTTGTTTGAAGCGGATTTGAATTTTTTCCCCGCTGGGTCTGACGCCAGTTGGGTACTGCTTAGTATCCATTCTTCCCATCCTTTAATAGATATATGTATGTGACCGAGCGGGTCTTTAAAGTAGACTTTGTTTATCTCGATCTGGCCTCTACTGATATAAGTGTATATTTTTGAGGTTGTGAAATCATATATTCTACAAAATTCACGCAATGGAAGCAGGTCCCTTTGTAGCAGGGTATCAGTGAATAGCTCGGATCTATTGAGTGAATCTTGCATTTTAAAACTTCTTACCTCCGTCTTTCATTCGGTATTTCATTTTATGATCTAATCGCTGTGTGTTGTAGGCAAGCTTATCAACAAGTGCGCCGCCAAGATCTAAACCGTAGCCGCCTGCATAGTCTAAAATTCTAATCAGGGCATCTGCCAGCTCAACTTCTTCCGCCTTTCTGTCTGGAAGGTGATCATCAAGAAGACCTTTTCTAACGCCTTCCATGCATTCCGATATTTCAGAGTGAATCAAGCATAGTAATTCGCCTTTATTTCTTTCTAGCCTGTTACCATCCTTATCAGTCCACCAGCCTGAGTCTTTTGCAATCCCATGACATAGGTTTTGCAGTGAGTCTACCGAGTCTTTAAATATTGCCTTGCTTGCTTCATCAAGCTTTTTCATTATATTGTCCTCTTTAGTTAATTATGAATACTTACAAACCATCCAGGTTATAATCCACCATAAGATAAATACGGTTAAAACAAGCTTTTTAATAGCCTGACTTACTGGATCAGGTGAATGCGGATCATTGCGCTCATGAATTTTAAGACCGATATACAACAAAGTAAGAACCGCAAACGATGTTGAAATGGTGAGCATAAATATTTTCACTGAAAACATTGTCTATAACTCCCCGCATTTTTTAACAATGTATTCCTGCATCCTTGAGATCATTCCCTCAACTGCATTTATAAGCTTCTGGCCGTTATCGGTTGTTATTGCCGCTGGAAGCTGAACCATTCCGGGTAGCTGGCGTGAGAATGCGAGAAGTACTTCAATGTCAGGATTGACATCATCTTGCGTAAAGTTTTGCTTTAACGCTGGTTTTGATGATGTAATTGACTGGGGCTTAGTATCCCCTGGTGCTTTATTGACAATCTCTGGTGTTTCTATAGGGCCTTCCTTTTCTGGCTCGGCTTCTTTCTCAATTTCTGCTTTTTGTCGATCAAGTTCAGCGCGTTTAGCATCCATACTAGCTTGTTCTTCTTTAAGCTTTTTCTTCTCAGCTGCAATTTTGTCCTGCTGGGCTTTTAATTCAGCCGCTTCCTGTGCTGCTTTTACCTGTTGAGCTTCGAATTCAACCCGATCATCATATTCTTTTTTCAGTATTCCCTTTGATGCAGCGAGAACACCTTCAGCTTGCGATGCAAACTCTTGGTATTCATCCTCACTGATAACGACTGAGTTGATATCGCTTATGATGTCAGCAAGCTGCTCGGAGTCTTTCCCTACAAGAATCATATTTCTAGCATTGAAGCCACTGATCTTATTTCTAATGATCTCAATACGTTCACGCTCAATTTTGGCAGCTTCTTCCTTCTTGCGCTTGGCTTCAGCTTCAGCTTCATCCTTGAGTGCCTTCAATGGAGTTTCAATCTCAACAAGTAGGGCGGTAATGCGCTTGGCTTCTGCGTCGATCTTGCGGCCCCAGTCCAGTGAATCAGCCTTCAATTCTTTGCGTCTTTTTTCAATGCCTGAGCGGTATGAAACGATAGTGCTGATTGCGGCTTTTACATGCTTATAGCCATCATCATCATTTATATTTGCATTAGCAAACTGCTTAGATAGCTTTTTTATAGCATCATCAGTAAGATTGTATTCAACAAGCATTTTATTCTCTTGATTGTCGGTTATGATATCTTTAACTACTGCGCTCATGGTGTTCTCTCCTTTATCGTTAAATTAGATTACTTAGAAGTTGCCAGGGGCAACCTGAAAGCAGGGTATGCCTTCATTACGCCACATACTTACAACCTTATCTCGGTCATCATAGGCGCATACAATTTGGTCTTTAATTTGACGGGCTTCTATCCACTGTTTTTTAAGAATATGATCCGGCGTGAAAAAATCGTCATGAGATCTCATAATTAGATTGTCATAAAGAGCGTTATTGTCTTCAAGCCAGTCCTGGGTCAGATTCATTGCTATTTCACTGCGTCCTGTCATGATCATTATTACGTGACCGCTTTGCGCCATGGCCTGCAGTGCTGTGATAACAGCCTCATTAGGAACATCATCAACACAAGCCATGTGAAATGCTTCCCAGTCAGGATCATCGCGCTTAATGTAATGCAATCGGTGATCGATAAGGGCGATAGTGCCATCAAGGTCAAATACAACTATGTTTTTCTCGCTCATTATTCTTGATCCTCACTGATCGCTTGCGCAATGGATTTCCCCAGGCTTTTGGGAATATCTTCAATTTTGTTTTCCATTGATATGTTTGCAGCCATGTAAGCTGCGATTATTGGCTCAGGTGCGTCGTCATTTTTCCAGTTCGCCATTACACGGACATCAATGGCACCCTGCTTTTTGATTGCGACCATCGCCAATACAGGAATATTTTCTTCTTCACAATAATGATGAAGACTTTTAAGAAGCGATTTTAATTTTCTTTCTTGTTTAGTCACGTTACGACCTCATTTCTTTAGCTTTTTCTATGGCCATTTTTTTGGCGAGTCTTTTCCCGAATGATTTAACGCTAAAAGCCTTTTGCTTTCTGTCGTTTTTAGGTCCCCAGGATGCATACCAAGATTGCGTTGACGCGGCATAGTGATAACCTTTACCCCAGTACGCGCGCCGACCGGTTGATATATCGTGCTTTAAGCAAACAAGATCACGGTGAAGGATGGCGGATTTCTTTGCCACGGTGATTCCTCCATGCATCTTAAAACCGAAAAACTTTGATTTAATTTTCTTGCCGCGTTTATACGGCTTAACTACATAGCCCGTTTCGGTGCGCGAAATGAATTTAAGCTTTTTCATTAGATAATCATTCCTTTTTCATGTTGAATGAAGGGTATGTCATCATCAAATTGGCCGCCTTGTGATGCATGCTCTTGAGGTGCGCCACCATATGACGCACGTTCTTGAGGTGCGGTACCTTGTGACGCACGTTGGCCTTCAGATGCCGCACGTTGATCACCAGATCCGGATTTACCGCCAAGCATCTGCATATCTCTTGCGACAATCTTTGTGGTGTATCGATCATTACCTTGCTTGTCCTGCCACTTCTCGGTTCTGATAGATCCCTCAACGTACACCTGTGAGCCTTTTTTGATGTACTCGCCGACGATCTCGGCAAGACGACCAAAAAAAGTAATGCGATGCCATTCGGTGCGCTCCTGCTTCTCGCCAGATTCCTTATCTTTCCACTGCTCAGTAGTTGCGACGGATAATTCTGCGACGGCTGCACCTGACGGCATGTACCGCATTTCAGGGTCTTGCCCGACATTGCCGACAATAATTGCTTTATTTACTCCACGTGCCATGATTAATTTCCTAGTTTGAAGTCGCCAATTAAAACAGTGGTTGATTCTGGCAGTGAGTGTTTAATAAGATCACTGAATTCCTGTGCCATTTGGTCACGATGATCTTCCATCATGGTTACCCGTAAAGAGAAAATCGGTTCACGGCCACCTGTCAAAATATTCACTCGGATATAAAACTCACGTGTAGTTAATTCAGGATACGGATTACACGTGAAATTAATCATTACCGGCAAAACATCTTTGCTCTTTGCTTCAATTGTCTCCAGTGCCGTTCTGCTCGATCTGTGCGCTTCCTGCTCTGATCCAAGTGCTGACTTACACTCAATTGTTACGTTACGAATTGCCGCTATTGCAGACTGTATTTTTATTGGTTCGCCAGCCGCATCAAGCGGCGTTATCAGGTCGCGCCAGTCTTCGAGTAGTTCAGCCATTTCACGTTGATCAAGCTTCATCTGTTCTTTTGAAATGACTTCCTTATAAGGAGCCGTTGGCGATAATTCAAGCACTGCAAAATGATGACCATGACCGGGATTATCTTTTGAGCCAAGATCAAAGATTGTTTTAGCCTGCATTTTTGCGGAATCAACGAAAACACTTGCGTCGAGCTGATCGGTTTGCTCAAAATAATCAGAAAATTGACGAATCATGCTTGTAATAAAAAAACCTCGAAAACTTGATCGATTTTGTTGATATTTTTCAAGTGAGTGAATGCCTATACTGTCAGGCATAGCTAATACTGGTACATTCGTGGTAAGAACTTCTCTGTATGGTGTGCCAGTATTCTGAAGATGCTGTATTGCTTCTTTTGTCAATGACATTATAAATTCTCCTGATCTGTTGCTATGCCGCCTTTTTTGTCAAACATTTGAGTTTGATTTTCTGGGAATACGGATAAATTGCCGTTTGTACCCACATGCATAGGGGTTGTAGTGGTATCTTCTTCAGATTTCTTTCCCCTGCTTGTTGGGCGAACATAAGCAAGTTTGTGTGAAACTGTTACCTGATAGCTATTTGCAATGCGCTTCAGGTCAAACGTGATAATGATCTTTCCTGGGGCATCGTGATCGATAACTGCGCCAGCTACCTCAGAAAGAACCTTTGATAGCTTCTGTTCAAAAACTCCGCCACCAAGATCAGTAATAAGTTCATTTACGTTTGTAGTTATATTCTCGTTCATGTTTTTAATCACTCCGATTATTTAATAATTACTGGTCTTCAGATTCGGCAACTTCTTCCGGTGTTAGCGGAAATTCCTCATCTTCATTAGATATATCGATTTCATTCATACCGAATGCTTCATTCAGGCTATCTGCCTTAGTATTTTTGCCGCTGCTTTCCATGACGACATCAGCGGTACCCATATCAATAATGCGTTCAGCTTCATCCTGGTCATAGATGCCAGCAAAACCAAAGGCAATACGCGCACACTGGATCATCGCCTTGTGTCGTAGCATGCGCTTTGTGTGTGACTGCCAGGGACCGTCAATTGTGTAATCTTTGCCGCGCGGTTTAAATGCGGGTCGATACACTTCATCAAGGTATTCTTTTACCTTGATAGGGTGATCACGATCCTTGCGATAAATAATGGCTTCTATCCATTCCGGGCATGGCTTGTGATCTTTATCGATTTCTTCAATAGTTCGGGATGATATAAAATCGATTCCATTAAACTGGGGGTGTTCGTTCATAATGCGTGACCAGCCATCAAGACCAACAACCGGAACAATACCGTTCTGTTTATCAGGGAACGCGAATATTTCCTTTGTGAATGGATTTAATCCGTACTGATCAGCTACAACCATGAGAGACATCATCTGCTCATTGGTAACCGCATCATTACCACGCTGTTTAAATGCAGTTGCTTTCAATGTTGACATCAGTTTTTCTGGGTCAACTTTATACTTGGCTGCCATTTCCCTGATTAGAGACTTTGGCTTCTGTTGTGTGGTGGAAATGCTTGTTACTTGTTCGCTCATGATAATGCTCCTTATTTTCTGAATGCCCAGGCAGGTAAACTGATAGGCTGTATTTTTGGTGAATAACCGGGCCAGTTACCTGACTGCGAACATTCCGCGAACATTTCCAATGCTCTGCGGTATTCTCTGCGGCCGACTTCCAGTGCTTCATCACTAATTACATAAGGGGCCGCGGCATAAGGTGATGTAGACTCCTGAGCGATAAATATAAAATTGCCGCAAAGGTCGTCGCCAGTAACAGCTTTATATCCATCAAGGTAATATGCGGCGGAAATATGGTATCCGTAGTTATATACAGACTTCGGAAAACCTTCTGGACTGGCATCTTGAGTAGATTTCAAGTCAGCAATCATCACGCCGTTCACATAAAGGTCCGGGCGGATCTTGCAAAGTACGCCGGTTGCTTCATCTGTCCAGTACATTGAAACCTCTACTTTGCCATTACCTATAAGTGACGGGATAGTGGGGTGAGCATTCAATGCCCTGGACATTTCATTGACTGTTTCAAGTTGCTTCAGGGTCAGCATGGTCTTACCCTTCGACTCTGATTCATGTGCTTTTACAATCTGATCCCAAAATATGGCGTTTGGATCAGCTTCAGTAACCATTTCAATTAATTGTTCCTTTTTCGGCTTGCCTTTTACTGGAACACCATACAATTTCAGCCGATCAGTCATGTCAGCCACGGTCCTTAATGCATCTGGGTAGTCTTCAGCATCTAATGGCAATGCAAACTCATCATTGAAAGAAGCGGGCTCCAGTACAAGAGAGTGATAAGCAGATCCCTGTATCAGTGTTGGGGTAGAGTCGTTTTCCTCGCGGTCTTCTTTCACGTATTTGTCATAATAATGAAGCGGTGACTGAAGCATTAGCTTGATTCCACTGCTACTTAGGCCGGGGCCATGGTGGTATTCTTCATTAGGAAGGTCTTCGATTATTCCCTGTAGGAATTCGGCAGACTGTGGATCTAATTGATTACTAGAAAGGTCATTCATGTCATTCTCCTTACACAAAGTTAGTTACTACAAGTAAGGATTATGAGCGAAAAAATAAAAAGGTCAAGTACTTTTGGTAATATTTTTTACAGAAGTAGGTTTTTAGTCAGTTGCGAGTCTGATCATTCTTTGCGCCATCTGCTTATTAATTGAGCCGTCTTCAATGGACTGTATATAGATAGCTGTAATGATATCGGCAGACTTGTTGCTTGATAACTTACGAATATCTGCTAGTGACATTACTAATTTAATGACATCAGACAATACTGACTCATTAATGATATTGGGTGGGGTGAATTCATCGCTATCAATGCTGCCTCTCCCGGTCAAAAGCCATTCTACCGGTACATTGAGAGATCGGCATATCTCAATAACTGTCTTTGTTTCCGGGTAAGAAATGCCTTCCATCCACTTTCTGGCTGCTCCTGGGGATATATTAAACTTTTTTGCAACATAACTATGCCTGCCCTGATTTTTGGGCGGAATATCTGTGTGCTTATCTAAAGCAAAATTCAATCGCGCTGCGAAAGCATTCAAGTCATTACTTGTCTTAATATTCAGTTTCAATTTCAACCCTCCTTTTGCGTTTGTCATAAGCAAATGCTATCGCATATAGAAAATAATATTAAGTACTTTTAAATTTCCTTACAAAATTTATTGACGACGAGTAAAAATTACTCTAGGATCATTACTGAAAGTAATAAATATTATTGCCAATGAAATGTTTAGTAACAATAGACTCAATTCTTGAGGCTGTCAATTTTAAGGAGCTTATCTTGATGTTAATAAAAGTAAAACAATGTCAAGTGCAAAATAACATTATTAATGTTAAGGTGAATAATTACGCTTATTTAGTACGGTTAAACAATGACAATCTGCGCTTTACATCTTTAATCAAGCAGAATAAATGGGGTTTCTCATAGTGTACGGCAAGATATTTGACACTATGTATGACGGCACCCTAGCTGAAGACTGGCGGGCATTAATAACATTTCAGCAATTTATAGTCCTATGTGATGCCGACGGTGTAATTGATATGACTCCATCGGCCATTTCCAGAAGAACAGGAATACCCATCGAGCATATTAAGGCTGGCATCGAGATCCTTGAGAATAAAGACGAATACTCAAGGACTCCCGGTGATGATGGTCGTCGCATTATGTTGATTGATGATCATCGACCATGGGGCTGGTACATCGTTAATCATAGTAAATACAAGAATATGGTGGATGCAAGTGCGGTTCGTGAGCAAAACCGGGAAAGAAAAAGGCGACAACGTGAAAGGCAAAAAGAAACTGAAGTTAATGAGCCTGAATCAGTGAATATGTCACGGGATGTCACGGACGGTCACGGATGTCACGACACGTCACGCCATACAGATACAGACACAGATACAAATAAATCTTTAAAACATATTGTCGAGCAGGAACAGTGCGAACAGGTTATTTCGTATTTGAATGAAAGGGCAGGTAGGAATTACCAGTTAGCCAAAACGAACATTAACTTTGTAAAGGCACGATTAAAGGCCGGGGCAACCATTGAGCAATGTCTTGCGGTAATCGACTCCAAGGTTGATGAATGGAAAGACGATTCAAGTATGTACAAGTTTCTAAGGCCAGCAACCTTGTTTAATGAAACAAAGTTTTCTCAGTATGTCGGTGAAATAGGGGTTGAGAAGCCAGCTGACAAAAACAAGCACAATTCAGTTGACGATGTGATTGCTAATTTACGAAACCCAAGATCAGCCGTGGTAATTGACCATGATTAATCACTGGACTGAAGAAGCGATAAAAGAATTCTGGGCCAGTATGGGCGAGATATATGGCAGGAGGTTTTTTTTTGAGTTTGGTGAATCGCCTAATTCAAAGTGGATAAATGCATTAAACAGGATGACGCCTGATCAAGTGAGAATGACGCTCTCAGATCTTTTCCGTGAAGGAAAGGATAAGCCGCCAACCTTGCCACGTTTTTGCGCATTGGCAAAGTCTCATTACAGGCCGCCATCATTCGTGTCGCTACCTGCGCCGATTGTAAGTAAGGAAAAAGTTACTGAGTCAATAAGCAAAATACGGATGTCATTAAGATCATGAGTGATTGCATTGAAAACAAATTCAGGCGATTTCATGATAATCATCCTGAAGTGTATGAGCATTTTAAAAAATTCACGGGGCAGGTAATGCGTAGTGGATATAAGAATTATGGTGCCAAGTCCATCTTTGAGCGAATTCGATGGCATATGCAGATAGAGCGTGGTGCTAATGATGAATTTAAGATTAATAATAATTTCACAAGTCGATATGTGAGGTTATTTGAAAAGGAGTACCCGGAATACTCAGGTTTCTTTAAAACAAGAAAGCTGAAGTCATAACGTAGTAGGTAGGTAACCGCAGCATGGGTCGGGTTAATAACTCATGCAGGAGCAAGTACTTCATGAATAAATCAGCGCGGGGCTGAACATGAGTGCTTGTAGCTCGGTAGACCGGACGGATTTCCTCCTTTCTCTGTCTCACGCCGAGCAAATTTTTTAATTAAAAATAACAATTTGGGGGTTAATGAAGTGGATTTTTTTGAAGTTTTTGAATTAATGAAGGATGGCCGCAAGTTTTACAGGCCGGTTCATCGTGAGCTTTATAGCGTGGACTATCTTTTTCTTGGTATTGCTGATGATGGTCTTCCGTCGCTTTTTGCTCAATATGAAAATTCCAATACTGGTAAGTGGGAAATTGAAGGTGAAGACGTATTCTCGCCAGACTGGATTGAGTTCCAGACAGAAAAAAACCAAGAAGAATGCGGCGACGGCTCAACACCTGCTTACATTGAGCGAGTTGAAAAGATTGATACGGGGGATGGGGTAATAGAAATGAAAGTCACGCTATCAGATCCGGATCAGAGATTGAGCGGCCCTGATATTGAGTTATTTGCAGGTCAGACAATCCTATTGAGGCGACGATAATAATGATTCGCGCTGATCAAGTAATGGAAATACTTCAAGAAGTTGAGCCTTATCTTGCTTTTCACGGTGAGGTTCAATTTATTGATGGTCGTTATTCAATAGGTGGCGGGACCTGGACAAAGTTCTACCATACCGATAAGTCTGATCTGGATACCTTTGAAGGCACGAATAAGAAAACGGCTGCCAAGCAGGGCCAGCGTTACATCATGATGCTGATTGAAGTGCAGGATGATGAATTGCCAGTTAATCAGGATAAGCGCAAAGAAGTCGAAGATATTCACGCGGGGAAGGGTGGCCAGCTTTGCAGGTTGGCCGCAATGCTCTGTCGCCAGGATGACTTTGTTATGTTTGCAAACAGAAGTATTGCTGCAGATAAAATGCCATTCAATAAAGATTCAGTTAAATCTTTCATCTACGAAACATGCGGAATAACAAGCAGGGCTGAACTGGATCATAACCAAGATGCGGCAAACAGGTTTCACACCTTCATTCGCATTCCTTACATGACATCAAAAGGCGAATACACCGGATAATGCTTATAAAAAAACAGCGATGGAGGTCAAAGGTTTATACGGCATGGGTTAAAACATTGCCCTGCGCTATCTGTGAGGCACCTGCTGATGATGCTCATCACTTAATGGGGCATCTTGCAGGGATCATGGGTAGCAAGGCTCCGGATTGGGCAGTTATCCCAGTTTGTCGAACATGCCATGAAATGTGCCATAGATTGCCGAATAGGGATGACAGGCTATATCGATGGCTTGCTGAAACACTGGACAGGGCTATTGATGAAGGGGTTATTGTCTTAAATGTACAAAAGTCATGAACTGAGAGAACCACTTGTCATACTTGAAACGCGGGAAATGTATGTCATGAAGAAAAAATACGGGTGCGCGGCATGCATGCATCTTGATATTGAAGCAGACAATCTTTGCAGCATAAACAAATATACAAATATCAATAATTGCGGGAGGTTCATATTTGATGAAAAATTCACGCCGCCAGTGGCCGATTAAGCATAAATACAGATCTGTTCCTGTTGAATATGACGGCATTCGCTTCGATTCAAAAAAGGAAGGGCGTTATTACAATGAACTAAAGTTACGTCAAGCAAGTGGAGAAGTTATTTTCTTTTTGCGTCAAGTACCATTTCACTTGCCTGGTAGTGTTACTTACCGGGTAGATTTTCAAGAGTTTCATGCTGATGGAACTGTTCACTTTATTGACGTAAAGGGAATGGAGACAAAAGATTTCATTATGAAGAAAAAGCAGGTGGAAGCACTCTACCCGGTAACCATTGAGGTCGTATGATGGATGAAGATGATACAAGTCTGAAATTTAAAAATTCACGGGCTGCAGTTGCATGGGCTGATGAGTTGTTATCAAGGCCAGGGGTTAAGTCGATATTTGGATCAATTATAGGAAAGCCAAAAAGCGGGGTATATCTGGGTGACCTACTGGATCTTGCTCATACGATCAGTGTTGTGGTTACTTCTGTTAAGCCTAAATGCGCCGGGTTGCTATACAGGTACACATATGGCGAAATTTTAACTGAAGATGCGATTGATATGGCTGACTGGGTGTACAGGACATTGAGGGTTAAAGAAGAATACCTTCCGTTTGCTGTTTCTCATGGCACTGAAAAGCTCAGGTTATTGGTCCAGGCCATGATTGCTGAAGTTTCATTCAGCGATAAAACCGGTAAACCATGGAGTAGGGTGAAAGTAATAGAGTATTCAGGGATAAGTAAAAGCCGCTTTTTTGCCGACTGGATTCCTTTGGTGTCTGATATCGAGAATCACATTAAATCCATTCTGGATATGGCTGAAAAACAAATTGATCTGCAATTTAGTGAAAAGGGCATATTTGAATAAACAGGGGTGTTTAGCATGCTGGTGTCGATTGAGTTAATAGCGTTTATTATTGGGGTAGCATTGATTTATATATCTACCCTGTTATGTAGTGGTAGCGATGAAAGCTTTTGCCTTGAGGTATTCGGCATCTTCTTTATCGGCTTCTTCCTGGTTATTCTTGCTGGCCTATCTGAATTCTTTCGGTTGCTATTTGGGCCGCTTATATGATCAAACTGCATTACGTGGAATAACATGAAGCTGGGGAAGCCAATTACTATCCCCAGCATGTTAATTAAGAAGTTATTATAGTGATTCAATGCCTTAATTTATCGTTCATGCTATGGCCTTCTGTCGATTTTCTGCGTTAAAGTCATCCACCTGGATAAAGATCAATGATTCCTTTGCTCTGGTGTATGCAACATATTGAAGATTGGCCTCTTGTTCCTTCTGCCATTCCTGCCTTGCCCATTTCGATGGCATTAAATCAGGTTCCAGTATGAATACACGATTTGCTTCCAGTCCCTTTGATTTATGAATGGTGCATAAGGTTAGTTTGTGGCCTTTGGAATTAAACATATCAGATATAATGCGCTTCAGGTCTGGTACTGTCTTTGCGCTTGAGTCTTCAATGAATGTCATTAGCGTGTCATAACGATCCTCGATTCCCTGAATACGATCTTCTTCACCCTTGGCCAGTAGCTTCTCGGTTTCGCCAGACTTCCATTTGTATAAGTTGTCACGTAGACCGGCAATGCCTTTTGGCCTGAGCTTATCAATTAGTTTTACCAGTCCGGTACCGATCTCACGACCAAGGACCTTAACCGGAACACCTCTTGATATGAGTTTGTATGCAAGCTTAATGAGTGGGGCAGTATTACGGCAAACAACCATATCCTGGCTTTCAAAGTCTTCATGGCTGTAGCTGGGATAGGATAATACCTCACCATCCGGAGCGGTTTCAGCTGATTCTATCTGAGGCACGATCTCCTTGGCATACATAACAACCTGTTTCGGGCATCGATATGATATGGATAATGGCAGGGTGACAGCATTAAAATCCTTTGCAATGTTATCAAGACTGGATGAATCTGCGCCTCTGAAGCCATAAATCGCTTGATTACGGTCACCTACGGCCACTAAACGACCATTGGGCTTGAGTGCCTTACGAATTAGAGCCCTCTGAATAACCGAAACATCTTGAGCTTCATCAACAAATAGCCAGTCATATTGCTGAAGGGGCATATTCATAATCACAGGAAGGTACAGCTGGTCGTCGAAGTCAATAGTATTGCTATCCATGATGGATGCCTGCAGTACCATTCGTACAAACGGGATCACATAGGCAATATCCGTGGATTTAACATCAACATCAAACTTATCAATGAGCATTTTCCACGTTTCCATGCTGTCAGGCATTAGGCTGGTGTACTGGCTCATTGTGCTTGGGGCTATTCCATGCGCCTTAGCCAGTGAGACAAGCTTGCATATTTCATCACCATGATCCTGGAAGTCGATGCCTGCCATTGATTGTCGCGCAATATTACGGATCTTACGGCCATCAAGTTTAAGAAATCGACCAAACCGCTTGGTTACGGCGCGATGCCCCATACCATTCATGGTCATAGCCTGGACATAGCTCGGGACCTTCTTCTTTAATTCGTCGGCAATGCTTTTATTGAATGCCAGAAAAGCGATGGAAAGAATAGGATCAATGAGATCCAGTGCATTAACAATAGTGAATGTTTTACCAGATCCGGCAACTGCCTCAACAATAGCGGAACCTTTGCCGTGTGTAATGAAGTCATATACGTTCTGTTGGTTTACTGATGGTATCATAATATTCCCCTTTGATTACTGAAAGTACGTTACTAATAGTAATATATTATAAGGATATAGCTAATAAGTATATTTAATGGCGCTGATTAGTATAATTAATAATGCAATTAATATTTGACTGTTGGGACTGTTTTGACTAGGATTATTCTAAATTAGACGAATTCCCCAAAAACCAGAACGGAACACGAAACCCGAAGACTGATAGAAATATCACTTCGGGTATTTTTTTGCCCGTTCCACGTGGAACTATTGGTAATGACCAAAAAAAAGGCAGCTGTAAAGAAGAAAGCTCCAGCCAAAAAAAAGGCAGCTGCTAAGAAGAAAAAAGTTGTACCGAAGAAGAAAGGTCGTCCATCCGGATTTAACTGGAAACTGGCTGATGATATTTGCGCTCAATTGGCAATAGGTAAAAGTTTACGGAATATCTGCCAGCCTGAAAGCATGCCAGCGGTAAGCAGTGTGTATAAATGGCTCCGTGAGAATGACGATTTTTCAAACCAATACGCGCGCGCGCGTGAAGATCAGGCTGATTATCTTGCCGATGAGATCATTGAGATAGCAGACGATGGCCGGAATGACTTCATGGAAGATGATGAGGGCAACATGGTTGTCGATCATGAGCATATACAGCGTTCAAGGCTCAGGGTTGATGCGAGAAAGTTCCTTGCAAGCAAGCTGAAGCCGAAAAAATACGGAGATTCAACGATGTTGAAGCATTCAGGCCAGATTGATGGTCGTCCACTGGTGATTATTAAGGATTTCACTGGCTCCGAGTCTGATTCAGAAGATTAATGCAGAAATTTGAAATACGCATGAAACCGCAAGGCGCGGTACTTGATGAGTATATGCGAAGCAGGGCCAGGGTAACCATGATCATGGGGCCGCTTGGATCTGGCAAGACGTTTCAATCATGTCAGAGATTATTAACGGCAATGGCTGAACAGCGGCAAAACGCTGAAGGCATACGTAAAACCCGTTTTTATGCAGTTAGAAATACTTATCCGGATCTCAAGACAACAACAATAAAAGACTGGATTGATTTGTTCGGGGATCTGGGCAGGTACAAGGGTGGTGGTGATGAGCCTCCTACACATTTTCTTGATTTTGATCTTGAAGATGGTAGCCGGGTTGTGTCTGAACTGGTTTTTCTTGCGTTGGATACAGTTGCGCACGTTAAAAAGCTGCGTGGTGCGCAAACTACCGGGTTCTGGCTAAACGAAGTAAAAGAATTGCCCAAGGCGATTATTGATATGTGTGACCTTCGCCATGGTCGCTATCCGTCAAAGATGGATGGTGGACCTACTTGGCATGGAATGATCGGCGATACGAATGCGCCTGATGATGATCACTGGTATCACGACCAAGCTGAAGAAGTGCAACCGGATGGATGGGTGTTCCTAAAACAGCCGGGTGGTGTCATTCGTGATGGATTGAATAGCGATGGTGGCGTTATATGGCGCGTTAATCCGTATGCTGAAAACCTGAATAATCTGCCCGCTGGTTATTATCAGAATGGCATGGCCGGTAAAAAGGATAGCTGGGTATCGGTCAATCTTGCAAATGAATACGGTGCTGTTTACGACGGCAAGCCTGTTTACCCTGATTATAACGAGCGCATTCATTACTCAGATCGGGTTTTAACACCATACAAGGGCCTGCCGCTTGTTCTTGGTTGGGACTTTGGTTTAACGCCTGCTGTTATCTTCATGCAGCTGACTCCGCGGGGTCAATTACGAATACTGGATGAACTGGTTAGCGAGAATATGGGTATAGAGCGTTTTTCCCGTGACATCGTTAATCCGCATATTGCAAACAATTATCCAGAATTCAAAGACAAAATAAATTCGTTTGGTGATCCAGGTGGTGGCCAGCGCGCTCAGACTGATGAGCGAACATGCATACAGGTATTGAATGGACAGGGCATACCGACTGTCGAGGCATCAACGCAGAATCCTGAAGCAAGAAAAGGGGCTGTAGATCACTTTTTAACAAAGCTGGTCGATGGCAAACCGGGATTACTGGTTTCACATAATTGTAAAACTATCAATAAGGCACTGAAGGGCGGTTACAAGTATGACCGGGTTCAGGTGTCAGGTGATGAGCGTTTTCATGACAAACCAAACAAAAACAAATATTCACATCCAGCTGAAGCATTGGAGTATGGCGTAATGTCTATTGATGGTCGTTTCTCTCGCGTTGATTTGTACGATAAGACTCCCGCTCGATCCCATGCTAATCATGGTCCAGCTGACGCGGGTGGCTATTGATGGGCATGACATCATCCAGTATGACGATGGAAGAAAAGCGCGAGAAGCATGCGCTTCTTGAAGATCACGCAACCAATATCGGATCTGTGCTTGAGCGGTTGTTTTTAGAAGCTCAGGGCCATCGCCGTTTTATTGAAGAAAGATTATTGCAAGATTTGCGCGCGTATCGTGGCGTGTATGATCCTGAAGTCCTTGCCAGGATGCAGAAAAATCAAAGCCGGATCTTCAGCCGTATGACGCGGAAAAAGGTCCGTACAGTTGATGCGCGCATTATGGAAATGCTTTTTCCTGCATCAAAAGAAAAGAACTGGTCTATATCTCCGACTCCTGAGCCTCGTGTTACCACTGAGGCTAAACAGAATATCATTGAATACATCACTCAGAGCATAGGTCGCGCACCTACTGAGGATGAGGTTCGGATGGTGGTTAAGCAGGAAGCGAAGAAAGCCGCTGAATCAATGAGTCTTAAAATTGAAGACCAGCTGGCTGAAGTAAAATACCGCGATATCATTGGTGATGTTGTTCATTCGGGTAACCTTTACGGTACCGGGATATTAAAAGGGCCGTTAGTTGAGAAAAGATCACGTGAAGCCTGGGTATTAAGTAATTCGGGTGAATGGGAATTAGGGAAAGAAGAATTATTACTTCCTTTCCTTGAGTTCGTTCCTATCTGGGATTTCTTTCCGGATATGGCGGCAAAAAGTATTGACGACTGCAATTATGTTTTTCAGCGTCATGTACATACCAGTAGCCAGCTAATGAAGCTGACTGATCGACCTTATTTTAAGGAAGATGCGATTCTTGATTACATGCGCGCGTTTCCTGATGGTGACCTGCAGTATCTTCCTCATGAAATTGAATTGAATGCCCTGGGGAATAAAGAAGCTATATCGCCATCTGCTGCAAAACGATATGAGTTAAAAGAATACTGGGGCGTTATTCAAGCGGGTGATCTTGCTGATTGCGGGTGTGATTTACCTGAAGGCGCAGATAAAGATCTTGATATGTGGGGCAATATCTGGATGCTTGGCCCTATTGTCATCAAGGCAGTGATTGTTCCACTTAAAGGCAGAAAGCTTCCGTTTTATATTTATTACTACGATAAAGACGAAACAAATATCTTCGGTGAAGGTGTTGCGTCGATTATTCGTGATGAACAAGTCGGTATTAATTCATCAACAAGAGCAATGCTTGATAATGCAGCGATAAGCGCGGGTCCCCAGCTTGAGGTAAATATGTCACTGCTTGCGAAAGGTGAAGATGCATCTTCTGTTTACCCAAGAAGAATATGGCATCGAACTGGACTGGGTGTTGATTCTGCCTCGCCTGCTTTGCGTGTTTACAATATTCCGAGCTATACGCGCGAATACATGCAAATAAAAGACATGTTTGAAAATCAGGCTCATGAAAGCACAGTCCCAAGTTATATGCAGGGTGACGCTCCCGGTGGCCGGGTAGGTAATACGGTTGGTGGTCTTTCAATGCTGATGGGCGCTGCAAATATCAACATTAAAGAGCAAGTGCGATTCTATGATGAAGGCATAACCAAGCCATTCATTAAAGCGATGTATAACTGGAATATGCAGTTTACTGATGATCCTGCAATAAAGGGTGATTATGAAGTAAGTGCTAAGGGTTCATCGTCACTGGTTGCAAAAGAGATAAGAGCCCAGCAATTGGACTCGTTTGCAACTAGCACATTGAATCCATATGACGCGCCGTATATTAATCGGGGTGCGCTGTTAATGGAGCGGGCTAAAGCATATGACCTGGGTGCTGATGATGTCGTAAAGACTGAAAAGGAAGTGCGTGAAGAAGTCGGGGGCCAGAATCAAGTTGATGGCGGAATTCCATCTGATCAGCAAGGGCAGCAAGGTCAAGCGCAGCCAGAAGCAGGAATGCAGTAACAATGAAAAAGGTGACAATTGATTTAATCGCAGCTGCGAATAGCTTCGGTATTACTACCGGCGGAAGTCAGATTGTTGCCTTGATTGATGCAATGGTCGATGACTATAAAGACGAATTGGTTATTTCTGACGATACCCTGGTGAAAGCAGTGCAGGGAAAAGTACAGGGATTACGGGAATTACGGGAGTTATTAACCAATCGAGAAGAATTGGAAGTACAAAGATTTAAACAGGATGGAGGCTATACGGAATAATCCCGACGGGGTTTAGGAAGTATCCCTTTATCTTTTTGTAACGAAGCCAGTCCCCTTTCGGGTTACTGGCTTTTTTTATGGCGGATACCACGATCAAGAGTGGCCCGACCGATAGGTGATAGTGATATGAGTGATGAAGTGAAAGACGAATTTGATAGTGCGTGGGATGAAGATGAGAACGGAGGCAAGCAGGCCGCCCCTGATACTGATGCGAATGCTGAAGGATCTCAGGACAGTGGTGATGATGCCAACAATGATTTAGATACAGTCAATACCAGTGCCAGTAATGATGAGGCAAATAACCTGAATGATGATTCCAGTAATGAATCTAATGAAGGTGAGCCGGATTATAAAGAGCTTTACGAAAAGGAAAGGCAAGCGCGAAAGTCATTTGAAGGTCGTCATAACAAAGAAAAGACCGAAATGACTGAGCGATTGAATACCCTGGAACAAAAGATCTTATCCGGTGTTAGTGATGAAGGTGATTCCAGCGATACTGCTGGTGATGAACATGATGATGGTGATCCTAATGATGCCGTTGAATCGTTCAAAAACGATTATCCGGAAGTTGCTGATGGTATTCAGGCTGTTGTTGATAATGCTTTCAACAAAATTAAATCTGAAAACATTGATCCGTTGACAGAAGAAGCCCAGAAAATGGCAATGACTAATCATTTTACTGAGATCGAAAATGCTCACAGTGATTGGCAGGATGTTGTAAGCAGTGATGAATTCGACGGTTTCATTGAATCACAACCATCATATATAGCCGATGCAATGCGTGATATTAAAGAGCGTGGTAATGCGGGTGATGTTATAAGCCTGATATCACAGTTTAAGGATCACGCGGGAACGGATGCTAATGCTGATACGCAGAAGCTTCAAAATCAAAAAGAGCAACAACGTCGAAACAAGCAAGAAGAAATCGACGCTCTTGCTGGCGTCAAAGGTTCGTCCGGTGGCGCTCCCGGTCAAAAGGCTGGGAAGAATGATTTTGATGGCGGATGGGATGAGGCGGAGGCTCTTGATCGTTAAATAATAGAATTAACGTACTGTCGGGAGACAAGCGCGTATTTCTTTTTTTGAGGTAACTTAAAATGGTAGATACAGTTTATGGTGATATTTCACCACGTACAGCCGCACATGCTTCACGTGAATTATTGAAGCGCGGTATTCCTTACTTGGTTCTGGAGAAGTTTGGTCAAGCCAAGCCGCTTCCAGGTCGAAGTTCAAAAACAATTACATTCCGACGTTATAGTGCATTGTCAACTACACCCAATGCATTGACTGAGGGTGTAACACCAAGCGCAAAGCAGCTGTCATCTGTCGATGTATCAGTGACTTTAGCTCAGTATGGTGACTTGGTAACCATTTCAGACATCATCATGGATACACATGAAGATCCAGTCTTGATGGAAACCATTGAACTGCTGGGTGAGCAATCTGCTCAAATGATCGAAGTGGTGCGTTATAACAAGCTGAAAGCAGGTACCAGCGTTGAATACGCTAATGGTTCTGCACGTAATGCGGTTAATACTGTTATTACAATCGCTTTCCAGCGTCGTGTTACACGTAGCTTGAAGCGTCAGAATGCGCGCAAGATCACCAAGGTTGTTCGCTCAACTCCTTCATGGGGTACTGAAGCGGTTGCACCATCGTTTATCGGTCTGGTCCATTCGGATCTTGAGTCTGATATTCGTGACATGACGGGTTTTGTTCCATGTGAAAAATATGGAAGCATGACGCCGTATGAGTCTGAAATCGGCAAGGTTGAGGATGTTCGTTACATTTCATCTACAATCTTCACGGCGTTTGCGGATGCAGGTGGCGCGAAAGGCACAATGCTGAGTACGACTGGTACTAGTGCGGATGTATATCCTGTGCTGTACGTCGCACGTGATGCATACGGTATCGTTCCGCTCAAGGGTAAGACTGCAATCACCCCAATGGTTGTTAATCCTAAGCCTTCTGACAGTGATCCCCTGGGTCAGCGTGGTCATGTGGCATGGAAGTCTATGCAGAATGCCGTAATCCTCAATGACTTGTGGATGGTGCGCGGTGAGGTGGCTGTTAAAGCGTAATAGCTTTATCGGCTAAACAATAGGTCGGACTGCGTTTGTGGTCCGGCCTTTTTATTTATACAAAATTAAGACTGCTTCTGGCGGTCTTTTTTTTTGGAGAAAAAACATGGCTGGAAAATTTACAGCAAATAGTCTGGGCAAACGCTCTGAAGATGAATTGGTCGAAATCGCAAGCGAGAAATTCAGTATCGACTTTGATGAAGGCACGACCACTGATGAAATGGTTGATCAGATCTTGATCGCTCAGGATGGTAACGGCGGCACTGTTGATGATACTGACGTTGATACTGACGTTGAGCATGTCAGCGAGATCGATAAAGGCTATCGTAGCGACAAAAAAATCAAAATCTTGATTCATAATCAGGAAGGTGCTGGTGGTCGTGACGTTGTGACGGCTTCCGTGAATGGTGTTGCTTGGGCAATCAAGCGTAATTCTGAAGTTACCGTACCTGAGCGCGTCGTTAATGTACTCCGTAGTGCCGTTGAAACTCTCTATGAAGAAGATCCTAACGATAAGGATCAAATGATAGAGGTTGATGTGCCGCGTTTTGCCATGGATGTACGCGGCGAAGCGTAAGTATTAGAAATTAAAAAGAGGTTATAACCATGTCAACCATAATTGCTCAAAGCATTATTGATCGAGCGGGAAAACTACTTCAGGACATCACTAAAGTACGATGGACTGAGCCTGAATTACTTGAGTGGCTAAATGATGGGCAGCGTGAGATCGTTAATTTACGACCTGATGCCAATCCAAAAAATATTGCTGTCGTAATGGTTACGGGTACAAAGCAAAATATACCCGCTACCGGCATTCGCTTAATCGATATTGTGCGCAATATGGGGACTGATGGCCTGACTCCTGGCCGTGGTGTGAGAATCGTTGACAGGGAAGTACTTGATTCTCAGTTACCGGACTGGCATGCATCTACTCCTGCAGCTGAATCAAAGCACTATTGTTTTGATGCGCGTGATCCGAAACAGTTTTACGTTTATCCGCCTCAACCGGCGGTTTCTCCGGGTTTTCTTGAATTAGTTTACTCTGAGGCACCTGCCGACATCCTTATTGGCGCGGTTATAACGATTGATGATGTCTATTCTAATGCAATACTGGATTACATCATGTATCGAGCGTACTCAAAAGATGCTGAGTATGCGGCCAATCCTGCCAGGGCAACATCACATTATCAGGCGTTTGCATTAAGTCTGGGTATGGATGAGAAGAACCTGGCTAAAAATAACCCGAATCGCCAGGCACCTCCATTTAATCCTAATAGTTCCGGTGCTAAATAATGAAGGCGCGTTTTGACTCGTTGTTACCTGACGTTTTGCCTGAAGTCGATACCTGTCCAGACTTCACGGCAGAAAAGGAACTAAGACGCGCGGCGATTGAATTTTGTGATTTATCTGGAATCCTGCGTAAAAAGAGTGATCCGATCAATGTGGTTGCTAACAAGTCATCATATCAAGCTCAGTCTATCAGTGAATCCATGGTGCTGGGGATAATCCGGGTTAAGTATAACGGCGTCATGATATTTCCAATCACTGAAGACAAGCTTGATACAGAAAATCCGGGGTGGGAGTCAGTTACAGGCAGCCAGCCAACTCATTATATTCTGACTGATACCCGTACTATTCGATTGTACCCGATTCCAACTGAGGCATTAACACGTGGTCTGGTCATTGAATCTACATACCGGCCAAAGCGTGATGCTGATGGTATGGATGACCTGATACTTGATGAGTATGCGGATACATTGGTTTCAGGTGCGCTGTATCGCCTTTTCTCTATGAGTAGTAAGCCTTGGGCCGATAGAAATGAAGCAAGGCGACATGAAATCATATTCAGGCGTGGAATATCTGAGGCGCGGGCATTCGTATCACGTGGTTACAGTAATGAACCTGCAAGCATTAAGCCGGTTGCGTTTGGTTTCGGGGGATAATTAAGTGTCAGAAAAAACAATAGTTGAAGAAGATCTTACTATTCTGCAGGGCTCAACATACGATCATGAGTTTGATGTTACCAGTGAGAGTGACGGCGAGCCTTATGACTTAACTGGATTCGCCGCGAGAATGCAGATAAGAGATAGAAAAACCGGCACTACTAAATATTACGACATTGATTCTGGTAGTTCTGCTGACATCAGTGTTGATACTGTAAACAAAAAAGTAAAACTTTCGGTACCTGCGTCAGTATCAAGCGGGTGGTCTTTTTCTGAGGGTGATTATGACATTGAAATTTATCTGGGTGCATTCGTCGCCAGGATAATTGAAGGCGTAGTCATCTTAGATCCAGAAGTAACAAAATAGGGGTAACACGGTATGCCGGGTATAAGTAATTTCATTGAGCAAAAGATGCTTGATCATATTTTCAGTCTGACAGCTGCATATGGCCAGCCTACAATTTATGTGGCTCTATCAACGGCTGATCCTGCTGAAGACAATTCTGGTATTGCTGAACCTGTTGGCAATGGCTATGCGCGAAAGGCTGTTCCTGCGTGGGGTGTTACTGGCCGAACTGCTACAAACACCAATCAAATTGATTTTGCCCAGGCTTCTGGGGCATGGGGAACGATATCTCATTATGCGATATTTGATGCATTAACCGGTGGCAATATGCTTGCTAACGGCACTGTCTCGCCTGCTCAGGCTGTTGTCAATGGTAATTTATTCAGTCTTGCAGCCGGATCGGTTTCTATCAGTATTACTGGTTACTCTGATTATCTTGCTAATGCAATTCTCCGGCATATCTTTGTGTCTGCATCTGCAATGGCGCAGCCTTCGCTATATCTTGCCTTCTCAACTGCGAATCCACTGGATGATAACAGCGCGATTGCCGAGCCGGTTGGTAATGCCTATGCGCGCTCACTGGTATCAGCCTTTGCGCGAACATTGAGCCAGGTAGCAAATAACGCGGCGTTAAGTTCGCCTGTATCAACCGGTGCATGGGGAACAATCACATACTGGGCATTGTTCGACGCTCTTACGCTCGGTAACCAGCTTGGATCTGGGGTTATGACGCCATCACAAGCAATTGTAAACGGCAATCAAATTCAGTTTGCAACTGGCGCGTTCACTTGGGATATGGATTAACACGTAAATAATTGCGAGGCTCAGAAAGAAATGAAAGTACAGTTTTTTCGGTTTCTTAATTCATTAAGTCAAATGTTTAATGTATTGCTTGGCTTTATTCCTTCATTGCGTAGTCGTGGATTTGGGTCTGAAGATGAAACAACAAGCAGTGTGCTGGGCAAGATAAAGCATAAATGCAAAACCTGTCGATTTATCTGCAAGGTGTTGGATTTAGTTTTCATGACAAAAAAGCATTGCCAGGGGGCAATTGAGGTCGATGAAGGGACAAGTAATAAAGACTGACGTGGCTAAAGATGTTTTTAAGTCAAGCGCAATAGGCGATTGGATGAATTCTGATCGTTATAAGAGAAAAATAACCGGGCCTTATGGCCCTCCAATTCAATATATACCGAGGAATGAAAATGAAAAAGATATTATTATTAGCATTGATGCTTTGCGTAAGTTCATTAGTAATTGCAGCGAATCCGGCTAATGATGCGGCTTCGACTTCTTTCCGTTCACCGGCGGGCTATACTGACAGTACAGGCATCCCAGTCGGAACACCTATGTC